TGTCCCATTGTAAGGAATCCAATGTGGTCAACCAAGTGAATTTTTGTGTGGTATCTTCTTGCAGACATACGAATTGACTCTACAACATTTTCGAAATCTAGTTCTCCGTAATGATCCAATATGTGGATTGGTATTGTGCCCAACCGATCCATTACCTTACGCCTTGCCTCTGGCGAGACTTGCGTGAAATCGCCCCCTAGTTCCATTCTGAGGAGTTTCTGTACTGTACCAATGGGTCGCTGCTCAAAACTGGTCACCATCACGGGAACGCCCCTAGACGCTTGCTCCCACAATAGCCAAGTGGTGAATGTGGTTTTTCCGTGCCCACTGTCTCCAGTCACGACCCAAAGCCCACTTGCAATACCACCAATCATTTGATCCATCTTAGCAGATCCGGTTGGAATACCTGCCAAGTTTGATGGGTTTTGTATTAGACTTTCAATCTCGTCAACATAGTCATTGACGGACTTTAAGGTTACATTTATAAACGGACTTGCTTTTGATATAGCCGTGTGAACAACATCAGCGAGGGCTCCGTCAGCAAGAGCATCACTAACATCATTGTAAGTTGGAAGCTTAACCCTGAAAGATCTGTATAAACCTATAATCTTTGATAGCTTATCTGCTCCCTTGTCTCCAGCAGAATCATCGTCATACATAATATGGAAAGTTTTAAATGATTCTATTTGATCGATCCATTCTTCTTTCCAGTTTGCAGTTGCACCCGCAGTTCCTGAAACAACATTATCATAGCCGTAAGCTTGCATAGCCAGAACATCTAGTTCTCCTTCTGTAATAATGACTGTGTTCTTTGACTTGTCTATCCAGTTGCAACCATACAAGGGCAGTGGTTGATTGGGACATACTCTAAATGCTTTGTCACCGCTTATGGATCTAAATCTTATGTTTACAACTTCATTGTTCTCATTGAATAGAGGTATTGTGATCCACGCTCTATTGAATGAGTCTTTGTGAACGCCTAATTGAGCCTTTCGTATTATGTGCTCTGGCAATTTGCGCTTGTCTTTTAAGTATTTCAAAGCATCAATTTCGTGTTGCTCTTTTGCGTTGATTAGAGACTCGTGAAAAGACTCCGCATCCTTTGTGCTCATTTTAAAATGACTTGTAAGCTTTTGCTGTTCTTCGGTTACCATTGGTTCTTCTCTCCTAGATATTGGTTCTGATTTTAAGGTTTTTCTTTTAAGGTTTTTGTTTTGGTTGCTGTATATTCCATTTAATGAAAGCCAATCATTAAAGGCTGTAATTTCTGATTGTGAAAGTTCTGAATATGATTTTTCATGTAGTGCATATGCTAGAAACTCCACGGTGTTACCTTTGCTTTGGCACCTGAAGCAAGACCAACCAAGACCGTTAGAAGATATTCCCACTGGAAACCTTTTATCAGATGATGATCTAGCAGACTCATTGCAAGCCGGACATGGGCTCACAGAAGACTTTTTTACAGATAAAGATAAGGCTTTTGATATGGTCTGTATAGACTGACCATTTACAACTGTAAACATATTCATTTTATTTAATCCTAAAAGGAATATATAAGTCTTGAACTTGTTCTCTTGTTCTTTTCCAAGCTTCTGACTTCTTCACTTTATCTTGCCATTTGTCTTCTTTGAATATGGTTCTAAGATCAAGCCATGCTTGTGTTGAGTTGAACGCTTGTCCTCTCATGAACATGGCATAATTGTCATTAGAGTCTTTCAAATACTCCATAACAAGTATTACTTCTTTGTATCCAAAATCTACAATTGCTTGATGTATTGAAGAGGAAGTTGAGGAGTCGAGTTGGATTTCTGGTTGGTGGGATTTTTTAAGGACTTCTAAATATATGCTGAAGACCCTGTAGATTTTGTCTTTCATTTTTTATTTGTGTCTCATATTTAAGGTTTAAGTTTGCTCGTTTAAATTATGATAGTTGTTGTTTTAAGTATAGAAGTATGCCCCCTGCATCGGTGATATGATCGTATCTTCCAAGTGAAAGAATGACATCATCAAGATTTTTAAGTAAAGAAGGAATCATTTTAAGACTTGTTTCTTTGGCTTGTTTTCTTTTGGAAAAGTGTTTCATTCCAAGAACTTTGTGTCTCCAAATATTTGCTTTGACATACACAACATCTCTTTGAAACTTGTGTTCCAATGGGGCTACGATAGCACCTCCAATCCGAGAAACAATGATTGTTGATCTAGCATTGGCGTAATGTGTGTCTTCGCATGAGAAATGAACTTGTGATCCATCATTGACGGCTGGATGTTCAGATATAAAGAATCCAATGTCTGATATGGCTCGTACATAGTTTTTGGTTGGAGCATCTTTATTTATATCCCAAGTATGAATTACAAAACACTTTACTTTCTTTCTTGTTGCCCTTCGCCAGAGGAAGCAGACTGCTACTTGTTCATTCTTGTAAACAACAGCAGCCCCTTCCGTGGCTGGGTCGATTCCAATCAGGGTTCTAGAATGGGAGTTCGTCAACTGAGTCTGGGACTTCTCCGTCGTTATTTCCGGTATTTGAAGCTGCATTTACACTACCTCTTGTTGCTGTAGTATACTTAGCACCTTTATTGATTGAACCTTCAATTATTTTGTCGTAATTATTTACAACCCTTTCAAGAATCCTTTCCTGCTCATCAGTTATCGAAGCAGAAGTAAAGTTGAAATACTTGAAGTTCTCATACTCTTTTCCGTTGTATTCTCTGGTTTCAAATACAGGTGTAAACATAGTTCTCAAGAGTAATGATTCCAAATAAATAACTTGGTCGGTATCAGTCTGACTAATGAACTTGTCAAAGTCAAATGAGTCTCTCAAGTTTTTCGGTACTCCGCACCCTTTCATAAGTGCTTGAATTCTCCAAGCCGATTTCTCTGTAAGCCAGAGATTATCGCTCTTGATGTTACCTGCATTTTCACCATTCAAGAAAGTAAACATGACTTCAATAACTGGTGTTTCGTTTTGACCTATAAGCTTTTTATTAAGCCCAACAACAGCCATGAGAATGTCTTCATTCTCTTCCTTCTCAACAATAAGGCAAAGAGGTTCCAAGAACTTTTTAAGGTTGTCCGTAATTCCTGATTGATTGTATTCTGCTACAAGTTGTTTTACTATTTCAGATTTAGATAAAGACATTTTCTATTTCTCCTTAGACTTTGATTTTTTGGTCTTTTGTTTTGGTTGTTCTTTTAAGATTACTTCTTCTTGGTATACTCCAGTCATAATGGCGGTTTGTATCTTAGCCATATTTGGATTTGTTATAACTTGAGGTATTGGGAATGTTGACTTGCAATGAACTCTAGAAGGCCCTTCGAACATAATCTTTCTAAGTAGTCCTTCGTCACTAAGTTCTTTGTAGATACATCCAACAGCATTAAAGTATTGGTTTACTTCATTCGCTGTTTTCTTACCTTGGAACATTGGCTTTATGTGCCTCATTCCGTCTGCTTCGTCTAGTTCACTTTCTTGCAAGCAAATACATACGACATGTAACGGTATATCCCGAATAACTCTTATGAATCCCCTCATAGAGTCTGCAAGGTCACCCCACATCTGAAGTGTGAATCTGCTCTTTCCGCTTTTTTCAAGTATCTCATTCTTGAACATTTGTTGAATTTCTGTAAGGCTATCAAATACAATTGTATCAAATTCATGGCCTTCAATCTTTCCGTCTTTTGCGGCTACAACTACTTCTCTAAGTGTCTTGGGATCAGGACATTCTACGATTAGTGCTTCGCCGTTTGAGTGCATGGCTGAAGTAAATCCATTTGGCTCTGTAAGTACAACCAATGGTCTTAAAGATCCCGCTGCAAGCCATGTTTTACCTGCTCCGGAATCTCCGTATATTAGTATTTTAGTTTTAGCAGCGTTGTCACGCACTGCATCTTTTGCTTTCTGAATAAGCATTTCGGTGCTCTCCAAGTTTGTGGTTAATCATTTTTTACAAGCCAACTGAACATTGGTGCTTGTTCATTTAGTATAACATTGTATGGCGTATTAGCCAGACAGGGCGCAGAAAACTGACAAGAATTGTATGATTGGCACTGTGGGTATCTCGCGACAATAGAGGAAGTATGTGCAACATCGCTAACCCTCTGTAATCTTTCTCTCATTGAATTAATACGATCCGCATAGATAAGATCTTCTTGTGCAGACTGTATAATCTGATCCATGGAGCAGGGTGCTTCGTGCATCTGTACATACTTGTAAGCTTCTGTCATAAGGTATTCTAGGTGTGTTTCATATTCCTCCAAGTTTAAGTTATTTTGTATTATGGATTTTTTGTATTGCCAGTACGGGGCCGCTCTCTTTGCTGTACTGAGCTTGCCGGATGCAAGTAGTTTCGGCGGGCTAGGTGTTTTTGAGTGAGATATATCCCAGATAAAACCTGCTATATTGCAACCCTTAAACTCTGTCATTGAGCCCTCTTCTATTTCATAACGAAGAAGATTCGCATAAGATTGTAACTGCATGTCAAACTTTAGTTTTGACTTGTACATGTTTGGACTTCCAGATGTTTTATGATCCAAGATATACAAGTCTCCAGTAGACTTCTCTTGTAGTATTACATCAGCCTTACCAATCTTGTATACAGGCACATTCATTATGACAGTGTTCTCACCAGAGAACGCATCGTCAGATTGAATCATTACAATGTCAGAGTTTTCTTCATCATACAATGTTTGAACTACAACTGAAGTTGTGTATTGAGTTCCATCTTCTTGAAAGATTGGTTTTATAAGTTCTTTCTCTACTGCAACTATATTAAACCTTGAATGTATATTTTTCATCCAGAGATCAAACCATCCGTCAATCACATTTAATATTCGTTCCTTACAACTCTCTATCTCTTCTTCAAGAGCCATAATCTCATAGTTTCCATCGCACTTATTGTAAAACTCTTCTTCCAATTCATTTGCTTTATCTTTAAGTATATCCAGAAAGGTTTGGGATGTTGATATTTCAGGATCAAATCTAGATACATCTACAATAATGTTTTCAACTACAAGGTGAAACAGTGATCCGTAAACCAAAGACTTTTTAAATCCTTTCTCTTGATAACATTTAAAATACTTGTAGTACCAAAACTTGGTACATGCAGAACTCATAAACTCGGAATACGAATGGACGATAGATATTCCTAAACTTTTTATTCTATTGTAATCCTCATATCTTCTATACAAGAGAATTGGTTTAACTTCCATTACAACTCCGGTTTATCATTTAATATAAATTATTAATTATGTTTTATTTGTTTTTTGTTTAGGATCATTAGTTGAATTATTTGCCCCCCCAGCCCCCCCATTATAGCAATACCGGCACCAATAGCAAGAACAAAGATGTCAAAGAAATGTCAAGAGATTAATCTTTTTGATTAAGTTGTTGCTCACTTAATCATTTTGTGCTATTGAATTATTGAGCATGAAGCTCACGACATCATACGAGGTAAACATGAGAATTCGAGATTTGGCTTTGTTGAGATATAAATTTCTTTGTGAGGCAGCAGCATACAAAAGCGTAATTAATGATCTTAAGAATAAAGAGATCGAGGGATACGATTATGAAGATCAGATCCAGTATTCAGAAGACTTGGAATACTTGAAGGCTGAATCAGTTCAGACTTGCATGACATTCCAAGAGCAGTATTCTAATGGATGTGTCACCCTTGGATATATCAGCCCTAAGACAGTTCAAGATTGGAAAGTAGTTTACATGCCAGCATTAAACGCTGATGAATGTGAAGACCTTATAAGTGGTGAATTTTACACCGTTGAATATGATGAACTTGGAAGGAAGTCTGTATACAAAGAAGGCACAGACAAGAAATTAAATTTTGTTGAGTTTCACTGTTCAGACTTGGAACAAAGATACAGGGCGATTCTTTTGGACTATTTAAAAGACTTATAATTAAAATTTAGGAGCACCGAAAATGATTTATTTATTCCAAACAAAAGAAGGGTTGATTGGCAAAGCCCAGAAAGGCAAAGACAAATTTTGGGAGATTCAGATTAATGGCAAGCCTTACCACTGGTTCGGTGGAACGGTTGCCGATATGAAAAGAATGGTTTGTAAAGATTATCCAAATGCAACCTTCAGAAAAGTTTCAGCAAGAGGTAAGTAATGAGTAAATCAAGAACACCTCTTAAGAAGTCAAGAGTTGCAATGGAAGTATCTATAGAAGAGTTTTCAGTCTATGGCAAGCCTGAAATAATAATTATTCCCACATGGTGGGGAGGCTTTAAGTATCCAACTTATTCAATAAAACAAGGCTCTTTTGTCTGGTCTACAAGCAATATGAGAAGACGAACATGGAGTTGGCTTTCGACCTGCTTAGAAGCATTATCGCAAGAAGAGAACCCACTACTGGTTCAAATGAAAGAAGACCTAATTTACAAATTACATGAGGAAGGGCAAAATGATTACCTATAAAGTATACTCAGCATATGGATTTATAAACTTAAGAACTTGTAATGAAGAAAATGTCTTAGAAGAAGTTCAAGCCGCTGTTGGCGGCTTGGTGGAAGTGGTTCAAAGAGAAAATGTTGTAGTCGCTCCAATTGCAAATGTAAAAGATGACCACATATTTATTGTTAATGAAGAAGGATTATTTGTACCCAACAAAATGAGAAATCCATACTTCCCAAATTTATTTGGAACCGTGGTTGTCATGAAGAGTGAGGATTTCAAATAATGATTACTCCAATTAAAATAGAGGCTGGAAGCAATTCAGCTAAAGTCGATAACAGTACCTTTGTAATAAAAACACATTCAGACACGGGTTGGATTGAGAACCTTGGTTCGGACTCCATCTATTACATAAAACTACCTCAAAGCCTCGGTGGTCAAAGGGTCTCCGTGGTGCGGCTATATGATGTTGTGTGCCCTGTTTGCAAGGTGGTGCATGTATCAGCCGAATTAGACCATTGCATTGACGAGCGGCCTGTATGCGTAATGGAGTGCCCCGAACAACAAAACTTTATCTTCTACAAGAAACGAATAGATCCAAACAACAGGGATTAGTCATGGAAATAACAAGAGCAGATTTCTTCTCATACTTAGAAGTTCAAGAGTCAGGAAAAACAAATATGCTTGCCGTATACAAAGTCAGTGAACTTTCAGGACTTACGGAAGAACAAGTAATTTACATAATAAAAAATTACTGCAAGCTTTTCGATAAGCATGTTGGCAATCACATCCTTGGTAAGGAAAGATGAAGACATTTTACTTTCAAGAAGAGCGGATCAAATTCTATAAAAAAAGATTGGATTTGATACAAAAAATAATACTCCAGTGTATAGATGTTGGATGGACTAAATACATAGAAAGTGACTTACAAGTTGAGTTTATTCTAGACAAGAAGCATATAGTATTCACGAATCATGTATTGAATTCATTGCATGAAAGATGGAGTTGTTCAGCAGTTGGAATATTATCTTATCTTTCATCGACTGAAAAAGACCACGACTCACAATATAAGTTTATAAAAACATACTTTAAAAGGAGCAAAATCGAAGGGACAAACATGCACAAAGTTCAAGAGTTGGAGTTAGCACCAGAAGAATCTACTTTAGACATGGACGAAATAATGCTGATCTTAGAAGAAGATGAATACGAAATAATACAACTTTAAACATAGGAAAGACAAAGCAATGAAAGATCAAATAAGCGAAATAGAACAAGCACGAATCGATATTTGTAAACATGTTATTGATGTGATTTATGGTCGGTGGAGCCATGCAAGACCTAAATTAATACCCCAAACTAATTCTAGAGATACTCATGTTGAGATTATTTATTCAGCAGATATTGGTTCTCTTAATGTTTACGAGCGGCAAAAATATGAAGATGATATTCGCAAAGCTTACAGACGAAGATTGAATTCGAGCCCAAGACTAAGTGATCTTGAATTTGAAATTAAGGTTTGGGCAGAATGCGAAAGAGTTGAAATACAAATACAGCTTTTAGGCTGTCTAGAAGATTGGAGAATAACAAAATTAAAGATCAAGCCACAAAGGACAAAACAATGACTGCCAAAACAGAAAAACAACTTTTCGCATATACAAAAAGTCTACAGAGCAAAACAAAAGAAGAACTCAAAGACTTAGTGAAGTCTTGGAAAAAACTATTCGCTGAACACACTGAAGCAGGAAGGGAAGCAACCGCATTTAAGTGTTTAAGATTTGGACTCGCAGCTTGGGACGAACTTCAAACACGCCGATAAACTATCTACTTAAACCGAGGAACAAAATGAAATTTGAAACACTACCATATTATGCCCGTAAGGGAACAAGCATTCCAAGAAAGGAATTATTCAATAACTTAAAGAGACTTTACTTGCAGAAGAGTGGAATGACAAAACAAGACTTGGCTGCACAACTAGAAGTATCTCCACAGTATCTTTGCATGTGGGCCTCTATAACGAACAAGCGAAACCCGCCTCTATGGTCGATTATAAGGCTCTGCTCTTGGCTTGACTGCCATATATTGATTACTCCGGATACGGTCAAAATACAACAAAACGAAAGCGATTATTAGAGGTAAAAATGAACAAGTCTATTACAGATAAAAAACTTAGTTGGATGCTTCAGCGTCTAAGAAAAAATTCAGCGAAAGAAGAAATAATAAATTCAAGCAAGACTATTCCAATACTAGAATTTATATGCAGCATCTACGATAGTGTAGATCCAGTGGTAAGGATGCAGTTAATTCAGTTTATAAATAATAATATATTTGATACAAGCGTTCTGAAAAAGCACTTCCTTGAAGAGCAAAGACAAAACTTCTTTGAGGGACTTGTAGAATCAACCACATGCCCAACCTGTGATCGGCATGCGAAGATATACAAACGAAAGCTCAGCAGCAACTCAATAAGGTTTCTAACCTCATTAATACAGCAGAACTCTTTGAAGAAAGAACCAGTCCATTACAAGGAATGTAATTTTGGGAGCAGAGACTATCCAGCATTACGGTGGTGGGGCCTTGCTCAAACATACAAGGATTCCAACCCAAAGAAGAACTGGTCAGGCTATTGGATTCCAACAGATAAAGGTATTGAGTTTGCAAAGTCTGAAATAAGAATACCTAAATATTTATATACTTATAATGGTGAGGTCATCGACATTGAGGTTGAAGACGAAACGCCAGAAATTTACATTACAGACATAATCGGAGAAAACTTTGATTATTTGGAGTTAATGAAAGAATCAAGTTTTTAAGAATTAAAATAATGCCTTTTAAATAAAGGGCATCTATTTGACACGAATTAATTATTGATATAATTAATATTTGAATACAGGAAAACTGTATTCGTCCTAGATAAGGTTATAAGAGTTTAGACTCTTGGGAATTGGGAGTGGTTACCCAATTCCTTTCCTTATTTTAGGCTGTTTAAACCGTTGGTTTTACATACTTGTATGGATGGTCATTTGGAAGTCTAGGCCATGTTGCATACTTCTGAGCAAGATAACCTTCAAGCTTTTGTCGTTCTCCAGACCCTAACTTACCGCTTACCAATATGATTTCTGCGACATCACCGTCAAAGTAATTAGCGGATGCTGCTGATCCAATAGTTAAAGAATCTGAGTTTGCATTATCACAAGTAACAGAAGTTGTAACTCCAGCACTTCCATCAATATAAAATCCTTCGCCTGAAACGATACCTACTATCTGAGCGACATTATTAGTTAGGCTTGCGTCTGCCGAATAAACATTTGTTGTACCCACAAAGTGCGCAGCGTCATTAGCAACACCAAGACTGTCTTCAACACCAAACTTGTAATTAGCACCTTTACCCAAAAGGCTTTGAGTTGAGCTTCCAAATGTTGGAGACATAAGAGCAAAGATTGTTATATCAGACCCCGCACTAATATCCAATGTACTATCATCAGGAGCAAGGAGAGTACTGCTAGCACCATCAAATCGTAAGATTGTAAGACCATTGATCGCAGATCCCACAGCAATCGGCTCAGAGCCCGATGTAGACGATAGATCATTAGTATTCCCTGAAGAGTCTGACCATGCAGTTACAGTTGTTCCAGTAACTCCTGCTTGTGCATTATACCACGCCATAAGCGTTAGGCCAGCCCCAGCAATATTTATTGGAGTCCAATCCGCTGGTGCTTCGCCATCAGATGTATATTCCAATACAGCAAAGTTATCCAAGTAAACTGTTCCTGAGCTTACAAGTATTCCAGCGTCACCACTTGTCAGTCTGTTAGCATTTGTATCACCAGTGCTAGCAACAATGTTGTCATCTAAAAGCAATTGTAAATTTACAGGATTTGTTCCATAACAACGCATTTCAATTGTATGCTTTGGCCCTTTAGAAACATTATTTGAGTTTAATTTTGCATCTACAAGAGTTGTCTCTTCATTGCTTACTCTTCTAATAATCTTTACACTGTTGTCATTCTCTGAGAATTGTCCAATATAACAGTCATATGCTTCTTCTGGAGCACCTTGATAGTTACTTGCTCTTGAGATAAGGCCGAGAGTTCCGCTTGCAAATTCAGATGTGTTAGGCCAAGCATAATCCATTTTGGTGGAGTAATGAACCGCTGAGAACGCAGTAGAGGTTCCAACAATTTGTGTAAGATAGTCCTCTGTAATTGCAGAGACGCCAGCAGCACCAACAAGAACCCTTCCAGTTAGAACCCCAGTTGGGTCGTCAATAGCACCCCAGCCACTTGATCCTTTCCAATTACTTTTAGACATATTATCTCCTAGCGATTATCGCCCTCGCCATCTATTTTATTTCTAGATTCGCGATCCTTTAATTTTAATATATTTATGTTTGCTATTTCTTCTAAATCATATCCTAACTCAGATGAAAGCGCAGAAATGTACCAAAGAACATCTCCAAGCTCTTTTGCTATTTGATCTTTATTTTCTTCTATATAATCAAACTTATTCTTTCTAATTCCCTTTTTTATCTTTTCAGACACTTCTCCGGCTTCGCCGATTAATCCAAGAGAGACATAGGCAAATTTAGCAACCCAGTCGTTTCTCGGATATATTGCAAGCTTTTGCTGCTCGATTTGATACTCTTGAAAACTCTTCACTTTATCTCCATACATCGTCTATGTGTTCTTCGTCTATGTGCTCTTCATCTTCGGAAAAGAAACATTCAGAAGAATCATCTTCTTCATTTGTAAGATCAACATTGCTGTCTTGTTGCTCTTGGACTTCTTCAACCTCTTCAATTTCACTGCCTATTGAAATATGAGATATTTTAGAATTTTGCAATATTATCTCGTCAATTTTAAATTGCGAAAAGATTGGATCACTGAGTGAAGTTACACCTTTAAAATGTGTTCGCTCTTTATACTCTTTTGATATTTCATAAGAGTCAGCAGCAACAGGAATTGTGTCTGGAGAATTTCCAAATCTAACATATGCAATTACTTTCATTAAGACTTCCAAAAATAAAGAATCCCGCTGCATAATATATATCATGCAGCGGGATAAAGTGTACTAATTTATTGATTACTTGATATAGTCAACCTGAATCAGGTCGTCACTTTCAAGCGCAGCACCGAATGTGATTGTACCATTAGCGGCAACACTGTATTCAGTGTTATCACTTGGAGAAGGATTAGCACGAAGACGCTGACCGTTTCTAAATACACAAACACCTTCAAGGAAGTTTGCATTAACAGCATGGGTAAGAGATACGCTTGTACCACTTTGTCCAGTAAATTCTTCATATACTGGACGCCATGATTGCTTTGCAAGACCAAGAGAATTGTCTTTTACTTGAAGATTATTTGAATCAATTTCAATCGTTGAGTTATCAACTTGAACTTCAATAGCACCACTATTATAATCAAGAGCACCACCAAGATCGGTTTGAAGATCACCAGAAGCATCGAAAGAAAGTCCTTTAGAACTTGCAAGAATAACTCTGATAGCACCACTGGAAAAATCAAGACCATAAGATGTGTCAAGATTTACAGCAATTGCACCACTTGAAAATACAACACCTTTGGCAGTGTCAATCTTAGCTTCTAAATTTCCAGTACCGCTCTCAAAGCCCAAACCAGAAGCTGCTTTCAGTTTAGCTTGAATAGCACCACTAGCTCCGAATTCCAGACCAGCAGCAGTATTAATCTTAGCTGCAAGTTCTGTACCGCTTATCTCAAGACCACTATTGGCCTTAAGGTCAACGCTAATTTCATTTCCACTTTTCTGAAGACCGTCACCAGCAGTTACTTGTCCAAGACCAGTGAACTGAGTGAATGAAATGTCTGTAGATCCGACGGTAACAGAGTCATTGGTACAAACATATCCTAAGTCTGCGCTTACAGTTCCTTGCTTAATAAATACTGCGGATCCCGGAAATTCAGCATCTGCATCCATGTCATCGGCTCGTGACCAAGCACCAGCAGCACAAACATAGATACCGTTCTCTTTTGCATCAGTTTGATCTTTTACAAGAACTCTATCGTTAGCAGTTACAGCAATACCGTCAATCGTTTGGGTTCCTGAAAGAGTAATGTTTGCAGTAGTAGCAACTTCACAAGCATCTTTCCAGAAAGCACCTTGTAAAACTCCATCAACATATGCTTTGTTAGCAGCATCAGTAGAGCCAACAGGGGCCGAGCATCGGAGGAGAGCAGATCCAGATCCAAAGTCATAGGTTCCTGCTTGGAGGTGAATTTTATCAGCAGTAACCGAATCATCTTTATACTGCGGGGTTCTAAATTGAATAGCCATATTATAAGCTCCTATTATGTCTATTTGTTAAAATATACCAACCAATGATTGGCGGGTATGTATTCTATATACGAAAACTTATACCTATGACCAGTGCCCACAACAAGGACTTGACTTGATCTCAATTTCTAGGCAGGAGAATAATCTACAACTATTCTATCCCCAGCAATAGTAGCTTCTGAGAAGTTGAATTGAGTATTATTTAGTTCTGTAATTGTTGAAGAATCTTGTCTCTGACCATTCCAATAGACTCTTAGTGTGCCGCTTGCGTATTCATTAGACAATGTAAATATTCCGGTTGAAGATCCAGCTTGGCTAGACAAATCTTCTTTCTGTAAATCTGATCCACCAGAAGATGGGGTTGGACTTGTGCCTTGAGGCCATCCTTGGTCAAAAGTTTCAGTTTGACCCAACTTGTAAGATGTTTGATTGTCCCAGTTATCGTATCCTTTTTCGCCAAAATAAGATGTCGATATGGTTGTGCCCGCACCAGAATACCAGCCATCATAACCCGCATCTGTAAACTCTTCCTTTCCTATAAATCCAGAAGCATACCAGCCAACGCTATCATTGGTTACAAATCTCTCACTTGTAACAGTTAGTCCAGTTGTCATTGTTACAGAAGCGTGAAGAACGAGATTATAGTTCCTTGAAGAGTCAACCTTGTCTACTTCTGTTACGCGATTTACAACATCAATAATAGTATTTGAGCTTGTATCAAGCCTGTGCTGAAACATTCCTGCAACTGCAATATTCGATGTTGTAACTCTTTTATTTGCAAGATAAGCCAATGCCCGAGCAACAGAGTCAGGGTCGTGAACAGATACAGCAACATCATCAGACTCATTCAGTTCAAGATCGTCAAATGAGGTAGAGTCAACAGGTGTTCTAATCTCTGCTGGAAGATTATAAGCCAGTTGATCTCTTAAATCTGAGAAAACAGTATTCAATTGTGCTGCGGTATAGCTTGTACGGTCTATTGTCAAAGGCATTGTTTACCTACTTTCTCTTTTCAAATATTTTTATACATTGAGAATATTTATTGTTTTCATTGATAGAGTTTTGACCTTCTGACAAATGTTCCAAACATGTATCTACAATAATTATAGAGTTATTTAGGTTGGCTATTTCATCACATTCAATACTTGTAGATCCAGAAGAGTTTCCCTGCCTGTACATTCGACAAAGTGTCTCTCTGCAAAGACCGTCTCCATATGTGTTTATATATTCCATTGAACATGGGATACTTACAATATCCAAGTTTGAAAGAGACTTTGTTACTTCAGCATTTGCCTTGTCTTCAATCGTTGTTGCTTCTGATATAGTTGTAATTATTTTTTCATTGGCAGCGTTCTGCTTATTAAGAACAAGTTTAAATATTACTCCACCAGTCACAGTTGAGCCAGCAAGTATACCAATAATTATTGAGGTTAATGTTGTCATTTTAAAATGCTCTTGCAATATTTTCATAAAGAAACCAAAATCTGAGAGTAAGAATTACTTCACCTTTTTTATAGGAGATTCCAGTAACAGTTGCAATTCTTTCTGTAAATCCAAGCTCGTGATCGGTGATCTTTATATTATCACCTATCTTCACAAATATAAAGATAGAAGGGAAACATTGATACTGAACTTCATATGATGGTAAGGACAAATGTGCCGCCATCCAGTCTAGAACATACTCAACGCTATTGTCGTCATAGTGTACAACAGACTCAAGTATTTCATTTTCTCGCAAGCCAATTCTGTCTCTGGATATGGCACAAAATTCAGAATTAGAACTGTCTCTAGTTTTTACTTTTCTGTAGTTATCATTGACAGCATCATAATCGTATTTGATAGTGAAAGAATTGTATATGTCCTCTTTTCCTAATTCAGAAATAGAGGAGATTCTATCAACGATGTATTCTTGACCAACTACAAAGTTACCAGAGAACACTTCTGATCTTCTATCTATTACAACTGGAGCATATCCAATGCCAGAGAAGGCCATGCTTATCATTGGAAATGATTCGCATATTGTGCTCTCTATATACTGGAAAGTATCAACAGCCTGTGAGGAACTGTCATTGATAATGACCTGCCCAAATATATTTCCAAGCTTAGAATATGATCTAGACAACAAGTCCTTGTCTATTAAATTATAGTTATATTTCGAGTAGTTAGCAATCAGGTTTACAATTGTGTTTAATATGTCACTTTGTTGATTGTCTATTCTACTTACCCGAGCATATACAGATTCGTCTTCCCAAACATTAGGAATACCAGCATTATTTGTTGTAAGCTGAAAGTCTATGTTCAAGTATGGCGTGTTAGTTTTTTCTGTATACTTTATTGATGATGACCATGCGTAAAATGGATCATTAGAAGCTTTGTCAACACCATCTACATTTACAGAATCAATTTGAAATTCTGTTCCATAACACACAACAAATTCTGGCCCGTATTGAAATGCAGATTTACGAATACAAGGTATTCCTGTAGAGGATTTGTTTATAACTATTGGTATTCTTTGACCTTTTTGATCATCAGGAAGCGTGGATATTTCTTCTGAATTTAAAATTACATCTGGAATAATAATTGGAAATGTTTTCTTGGGGTCTGCTATTTCTAACTCTACAAGTTCATCAAGAGCACCAAACACACAGTTTCCGGATATATCTCCTCTGAGAACAATTATTCTATCTGAATAAGATCCATCTCTTATCTGTAAGCTTACTTCTGCAAATCCACTTATGTGACTGCCGCTTAATACCATTGACATGGCGTCAACAAATCTTCCGTCTACGGTAAGGGGAAATGACCTTACAGAGGCTGCGCCACTAGACAGAGTTATCGAACTATCTATTTGCGGCTCAGACTGCAATAATGGCTGATAAGAGTATATCTTTCCATCATCATCAGTAGTCTGTATAAAATCAGTTGCAATAGATAACTTCTTTCCATTTCCGAAAACAAGATCAATACAAACAAATAGATCCGAAAGAATTGGATCTTTGTTTATTTGTGTCTTCCAGTAATTAGAGAGGCTTGTATTTTTGCCGTCCGCTGGAAATACAATATCTAGTAAATCCTTGAACTTCATTAAATAATTTCCTCAAACTGCAAGGATAGATTTCCTATTGGTAGCCACCTCTGATTAACTTCGTCGTAGTACCAACCTTCATTCTGATCATTTGATCCACTTATAAGTCTACCAAAGAATATATTGTCTGGATCATCATCATTTGCATTGTTGACAAGGACTGCACCATACTGTGCATAATTCATTGTTGTTCTTGTAAGATCTCTAAACTCTCTTCTTTTCTGCTGACTTACATCGCCTTCCATTCTCAAGTCTAAGGTTCTTGAAGCAGGGCCGAGTTTATATCCCCAAGTAACATTTCCTCTAGACCTCATAGACTCTATGTTGGGTTGCTCATTATCTACATACTCCCAGTTTAACGGAACAGTAAAGGTGTATGTTGTACCTGCAATTGCACTTCCAAGTTGAGCATATGTTTCAGGCATGAAATTACTTGAACTGGTCAATCTAATTTTCATGTATTTTTTTGCAACAGGAGCACTGTAAACACCAGACGCCCTATCACAATAAATGTAAATAGTAGAACCTACAACTGAAGAATCAAACATTTGAGTAACACCAGTTGTAAGTAAAAGTGTATCTTCACCATACATTCTATCAACTAAATATTGATCATCATCCGACCATATGGCTCCCGCTGCCGCTTGATGAACTTTCAAGTAAAAAGATTTCTTATCATCGGACGAAAACTTTGAGCCCGTAATGCTGTAAGAGCTGTCAAAACTTATAGCCATTTGGTTACCGGAAGCAGAACTTACAACTCCCTCTGCCTGAACGAAAGATAAAATCTTTGAAGTTGAATAGGACACATTGTCATCAGAATACTGAATGGTTGCGGTTGTTGCATTTGTCTTGAATAGAGATATAGCCGAATGATAAAATATCTCGTTGTCTGGAGCCTTGAAAACTAGGTCAACATTCCCAGCACCAAGATTGGTTGCTGACCTGTATGAGATTCGCCCAGAATCGTATTTTACAGGGTTTAGAGCGGAGTAGGAGTATGCAATGTCGGCTGTGAACGAGTCGCCGTCAAATGCGCTTCCACCGCCCCATATGGCATCAAGTTTATCACCAATTAAAATGGGCTCACGACTCGTTAGTCTTCCCCTGTAAGCTTGTGCTCTTGAAAGATTGTCGAATACTGGAACATCTGTAAAGGTTGCATCCGAAAGTCTGAAGGTAGCCATGTCGTTACCTGCATGCACTCCAAACTCTTTCCAATAAGAAACTTGACTACTTGTAGCGGTTAAGTGACCAAACTGTACAGCTTGTCTAAATAGATCTACATTTGAACTAGGATAGCTTACAGATGTACTTTTAGATGGCTGAACAATAGTAGTTGCAAGCCAGGCATTTGTTCCCATTTTTCGGCATACTAAAATACAGTTTGCAATATCACCAGAGAATACCGTTCCTTTCTCTGGAAACCAAGCCCATCTAAACTCCCAGTATTCGTCAGCGAATGGAGTAGATCCGTAAGTGCCTGATGGCGGCGTAAGTGTTGCTAATGTTGTGCTTGCTATCTCATCTCTTATTACGAGTCCTGTTTCAGCAAGTCTTACAGCAACTTGTATTCTAGTATAGTTGACACCAGCGGTTGAAGCGTCTCTAGAAACATAACCATTTATCCTTACAAAACAAGAAGTAGAAGCAAGCGTCCCGCCAGTTACTTTCATAACCCAGCGTATACATGAGCCGTGATAGAGTTTCGGATCTGGATATACAGAATTGTCATTTCTTGGAATGAAAAACCAATTTACCGGTGGGCTGTCTGAATTATGGTTCAACTTGTAATTGGGGTTGGAATAACTATTATCTAAAATATGTGGGTCTATGTATCTAAAAATACATTGCCCAGTTGAAGAAAGATCTCTAACAATCATTCCGCTTTGATTTGTATTTGAAAACGCTATTGTATTCTGCCTAAATACTTGCCAAGGAGTATTTGTTCCCGAGTCCCATCCTCCCGCTGGAATACCATTTATGTAGTTCCATTGAGCCACCATGAATCTACCTTTGGGCTGATGCGTAGAAATCATTTCATCAATCAATTGTAATTGATCAAAGTTTGGAATTACATCTACATTTAAAAGATAGTTTTCATAATTCATGTCGTATGCAGGACGATTTGACCAGTCTGAAAATCGAATGTAAGCAGTGGTTCTTTCCATCGCCATTGTTGATCTGTCATACATGGAAGAGAAAAGAAACAATGCACTTCCAGTAGAAACCAACTTTCCAATCTTTAGGGATCTATCCCCCTGTCCCAAAAATCCCGAAATACAAAACACATCTAAGTTATTCAAAAATGCAAGGTTCAATGGTGTTACATCATCTTTACTATTTAGGTCTATCCATCCTGAAGACAAGTCTGAACTTTTAAGCTTATAAAATACTTTGTACTCTCTGTTGTATCTTGTTGTAGTTGCATTTTCATTTAGTGTATCAAAATCACTTGTAATATCTTCAATAAAGGCAATTATGTAATCAGACGCATTTTGAATAAATATATTTTGAGGGGTATGAGTTGGAAGTTGCAACTCAGAGTATTCTGAATATGGCTGATTAGAGTATGCCAAATAAGTCTTTGTAAAAAGACTTGCATATCCTTGCTGTGCAGATGACTCCATCATACAGATTATAAATGTTCCGCTATCGTCATAAGAACATATGTCATACACATATCTGTCAGCAACGAAATACTTTCCAGTTAAAACAGCGTTATCTGGATAGTTTGGAACATCAGTAGAGTTTGTAAGCTTCCAACTAGATCCACCGTCAAAGCTTGCCATTGAGAACAGAGTCTCTGCAAAGCTAATATTGAATGGAAATGTTGAGAATATAAACCTCAAGAAGTTTCCACTTGAAGCAATTTTTATATTTAGTGGGTAACATTTAGTTTCTGTTGATCTTGAAAAGACATTTGGACTTAAAAGAGTAAATGTCAATCCATCAGTAGACTTGTAGATAAATATATCATTGTCATGAACAGCACATAGTATAATAGCGTCATTAAGAACACAAACATCGAAGCTTCCGTCTATTCCGTAACCAGCAATAGCGGTTATGTTTATTGACTGGTTTGCCCAAGTGTAATTGCCATATGTGTCTGACGCAGTTCTGTAATATACTTTAATCGTGTCTTCATCGTACTTGTGATACAACAATTCTCTGTCTAGACTCTTTATGTAAGCAGCAGAGCAGTGTTCAGTTCCAAGGTTTGGAAACGGAGAATGAACATCATGAAAAAATCTTAGATCATTTTCGCCACGATATTCTGTGTCTGCCTCGGAACTCTTTTTCCAAAGGAAGGTTGACTGCTCGACTTTTCCACCGCTGTTAATCAAGAAGTTATAAGTTGTTTCAGTTGTTGGTGATCCATTCAAAAACAACTTCATATTGCCATTATTAGAAGTTGCAGAGAATCCAACATTGCCCTTCATTCCACCTTGAGAAGTTGCAGACTGAAGTGTACTCTCCCTAAGAGAACGATCAGGAACAATCATATGATATTTTGGTGGTATAGCCATTATTACCTCTTTCCGAATTTATTGAATCTACCACGATTAAAGCCAAGACTGGCACCAGAAGATCTTCTAATCTTCTTTGACATTTTAGGAGCATTTCCATTCTCCATTGCCCGAACTTGAATAGCATCAAGAAGCCTTCCGTCTGCCATTACAGCAATATCTACTTGTGACCCTCCACCTTGGAAAGACGGTGGTGCAACTGATGGTGCTTGCAAAGATGAAGATATGTTATCAACGAATCCAGTTATGTTGCTTCCCATAGCCATTAAAGATTGTCTCATTAATTCTGCTGGCTCTTGAGCAGCAATAACGAAGTCACCACTTGCAAATCTAGCAACAAGGCCATTTGTACCTGCTTTCAGCGGATGCGGCGTGTCTCCGAATGTGTTTGTTTGTGCCATGCCGTCACTAAATAATTCTAACAGAGCATCGCCAAATGGCGATCTATTCTCTGCTCTCTCAGCCCTTCTCTCAGCCCTTAGTTTTGCCTTGGCGTTCTTTTCTTCTTGTGTTCTTGCAATCCCAAGACTCAATGCCTTTTTAATTCTGTCTATAGCATCTCTAAAGAACTTTCTGATTCCATTCACAAAGTTTACAGCAAAGTCTCTTGCTGCCCTTACTAGGGCAACAGGCAATTGTATGAATATTGCCTTAACAAGCCTAAATGCAATTTCTGGAAGCTTGCGAATAATTAGAGCAACAAGTTCTATTACAATTCTAGGAAGTCTTGTAACAATTGCAATTATCAGATCTGGAAGAGCGGCGATTAGTGCTTGAATTATATCCGGTATTGCTTCTACTATAACAACGATGAATTCAAGGGCACCCTCAACAAGTCCGCTTACAATTTCAGGAAGCCCATTGAGTAGAGCCGTGAGAACTCTTGGTATAGCATCTGCAAGAGAAATAAGTAACTGCGAAACTAGATTGCCGAGTGATCCTATAAGGTCTGGTAGTGCCGCCGCAATAGAGGTCAGAAGATCCGGCAGCATGTCCGCTATAGCGGTAACTATATTTGAAACAATAGGGCCAAGATTATTTATTATACTTGTTAGGGACGCAAGTAAAGAGGTTATAATCTCTGGCAATTTTTGTATTAGAGTTACAGCAATCTCACCTATTGCAGTAAGTAAAGTATTTACTATTTCTGTCAAGGAGCCGATTATCTCAGGCAGATTTGCAACTATTTGCTGGATAGCAGTTGTTATGAATCCGGAAATCGATGTTAGAAGATTGACCATCTTCTCAGAAACTTTATCAAAGAACTCTGATGCAGCCTCACCAGAGACGCTACTTAATTGCTCGGTCAGCGTATCAAATACTGCTGTAAGCCCATCTACTATGGCTATAAAGAACTCTGGAAGAGCATCGGCAAGAGCAGTTACTATCTTCGGTATTTCACTGATAAATGTTTGAACAAGTTCAGGTATTTTATCTGCAATTGCCTGTAACACTGGCCCAGCAACCTGCGCTATCAACTCTATTCTGTCAGTTATCTTATCTATAAAATCATTTGCAAATTGCTGTGCCTGTTCTGGACTTGCAAGCTCTCCTTGACCTTGAAGAGCCTGAGACGCTACATCAAATTCAGATTGAGTTATTTGACCTGCATCTAATTGTTCTTGTAGTGCCTTCTGTTTCTCAGCAGCATCTTCGGACAACTTTGTAAATGTTGTAAGCGAATCATTTATGATTTCAAATGGATTGAAGTTTGCGCCACCAGTAAGAAAGCTTAGGCCAGACTTTAGTTTATCCAGTGAAAGTTTTGATAATGCTACTGCTGCCTTTCCAGCCTGAACGCCTATAGCAGTAATCAACTTTACAGCATCTTTTGCGGCTGACTTAAGTTTTTCTAAGCTTAGAAATGAAAGAGCAAAACCTTTTATATCTCCAGACCTTAATTTATTTAGGTCGTCTATTATGGTATCTATGCCTATTAAAGAGTCGAATCCTCTTCTGATAGCACCAAGTGATTTTGCAATCTCTTTAAATCCAGAAGGTAATTTTTCTACTGTTTCCGCTATAAACTCTGCTGCTTCCTTTTGAGCAAATCTGAATCCAATTAATGCTTTGGCAAATTTTATCCTAGAAGCATTTGAACTATTTTGAAATTCATCTAGTTTATCTAAATTCTTTCTAAGCTCATTAAAGCCTTGAACGAATGAACTCTTTGATTCCTGCTCATATTTTGAATATGAATTTATTAGGCCATCAAGAATTTGGCTTTGAAGGTCTGCATTTTCTTCAAGAATTTCTGTTCCAATAGAAAATGTAGGCTTGTCTGGATCAAATCGGTCTGCGGTTACTTGCGCTGCGTCTTTCTGAAGTTGTTCTGCGGCTGCTAAAAAATCACTTAAAGAGTTTATGTTTTCAACATTTACTTTGTTGAAGTTCTTTGCATATTCTTGATTAAGTTTATCAAGCTCTCTAGTAGCATTTACCGCTATTGCTCTTTGCGCTGCTGCCGCAACACGACTTCTTTGCTCAACTCTTTCATCTGACTCAGCTTGTAACCTTTCTTTGCTTTGAAGATAATCTGCTGCCGCTTCTCTAAGTTTATTATAAGACTCTTCTTCAGTTATCTGTCGAGCATCAAATGCGTCTTGAATTGCTGCTGTCCTTTCCCTATATGCAATATCAAGCTTTTCTTGAACATCGGCTTCATTTACCAACTCTGCTCTCAGGAAAGCTGTAAATGCTTTTTTGGATGCGGCTATTTCCGCTTCGGAGACTTTCTCTACAGTCTCAACTGAATCAAGTCGCTTGGATCTAATCTGTTCTAATTGTTTTTCAAGCTCATTTAATTCTTCTTGGTTCCTGTTTGCTCTGTCTTGTGCAATCCTTTCAGCAAGTATCTGGTTTAGTTTTAATGTCTCTTCGTCGAACCTGCCTCTTAAAGCAAGTTCAGAAGTAAAGACAGTTTCAATTGCTTTGATTCTATCTTGCTCAGAGGCTACCGCTTGTTCATTTTTATTACCAGAGGCCGCTAGGGTTGCAGCATCTATTTCTGCTTCTAGATCCAGACGATCTTGGAGGGCTGAATTTAATAACTCCAGAAGATCTACTTGCTCTGAAAGCCCCTCGTTGACTTCTTCAAGGGTATCTGCTCTTCCATCATTCAAGTCAATAGATTCTCTTGTAAGAGCTATTTCTCTTTCTAATTGCTGGCTAGAACTTGCTTCTGCTCTAACAAGAGACTTATATCTATCTCTAAGCTTTACATAAATAGCTTCTTGCTTCTCAACGGCTATGGTTCTTTCTTCAACGAACCTCCTCATAACCTTTTCGGCAGTAGCGTTCTTTTGACTCGTTCTAACAGCCTCGTCCCTAGATTGAATTAATTCATCTAACTTTCTTCTTGCGACTTCTGAAGCAGATTTTGCTCTTCTTATTTCTTGCGTTCTCTGCTCTTCAACTTGTAGTAGTTGACCAGTAGTTGTTGTGGCAAGTTTAGTAATGGCATTTTGACTAAGTAGTGCCTCACCAAATACAGTTGTAACTTTTATAAGTTCGCCTCTTTCGAACTTTTCTCTTGCTTGAGCCTCAGTAAGTCGTTCAACTGCTCCTATTTCCTGCTGTATATTTCTAAATGTTGCCGCACTTACACTTGGATCAGTTCTTAGATTTTCTATAAGTTCTGTGCCAACATCTTTTGAAGTAACTTGTAAAGAAGTAATATTGCCGATTAGTGCATCTATTGATCTACCAAAGTCTTCAATTCCTTCTTTATTTGCTTTTATTGCAAGTGCTATTCTTCTCTGTTCTTCTATAAATTTAGATTGTGCAACACTTATAAGTGCAAAACTAGCTACAGCGGTTGTTATTGCTATTATTAAACCAACTGGCCCCGTTAAAGCCGCTGCAAATGTTTTTATTGCAGCAGCCGCTCTTGGGGCTACCACCACCAAATTGCCCATTTTGCTTATCATGGTAGCAATAGCCGCTGTACCTGAAGTAAATGCTATAGAAGCCGCAGCAGCAGATAAAGCAAGCAAACTTTTTATTACAAGAGCAATTTCTGATCGCCATTCAAAAAGCTTTGCTATAATCTTTATAATGGACTCAATGAGCAGTATGAGTGCAGCACCAAGTGCCTCACTATTATTTTCAATTGAACCTATAAACTGATCAGCCCGTGTACTTATAAGATTTTTAAGTCTACCAGCAAACCCTTCGATGGCTATGTTTAGATCTCTGAATACAGTTTGAAGTGATTCTAGTATTCTAATAATTGGATTGTCTTCGGAAGATACACCATCTAAAGTAAGTAAATCAAATATTCTTAGGAAGGTTTCTTCTATTACAGATTTTAAAATAGCTGTTTGACCACTGACGGTGTTGATCATTGCGTCATAAGTCTTATCAGTTGTACCAGCAGACTCTCTAAATTTATCCTGCAAGAAAGATAGCTTTGATGTACCTTCAGTAACATCCTTCAGTATCTTTGCGAAAGAACCAGCAGCACGAATACTTACAAGCTCTTTAATTGCTGGGAGGTCATCTCCAATACCAGTGTCCGCAAGAGTTTCAAGAATCTCTTGAAAGGTATTTATTTTTGGATTTACATCATCAAGACTTAATCCATACTGCTCTAAGACTTTTTGGGCCTTTTTTGTTGGAGCAGAAAGCCTTACAAATGCCTGTCTGAACTGTGTACCAGCAGTAGAGCCCTCCAAGCCTAAGTCTCTGAAGAGTGCAACCATTGCAACTGTCTCTTCAAAGCTTCTACCAAAAGATGCACCAACAGAACCAGCATAGCGCATTGCAACCTGAAGTGTCTCTACATTCAAAAGAGAGTTTTGTAATGCTGAAGTAAATGTGTCTACAACTCTTGTTGACTGAGAAGCGTTCAAACCAAACTGTGCCATAGTTGCAGCAAGCAATGTGGTTGATGTTGTCATGTCGGTTGCGTTAGCACCTGCAAACTTTAATGCGTCATTTGAAGAGGCAATAATGTCTGAAGTCTGCATACCTGCACGAGCAAGCTCTTGCATGCCTCTTGCTGCCTCTGTAGCCGTAAATGCAGTTGTTTCACCTAGTAGTCTTGCTTGTTCCTCAAAAGGCTTTAGATCCGCTCCTGTCTGCCCTCTAATCGCTCCTAATGTTGTTACAGCTTGCTCAAAGTCAGCACCTATCTTTACCGTTGCGGCACCTAACGCAACCACGGCAAGTGTTGCAGCTTCTAATGCAAAAACAAGACCTGATGATATTCTATCGCCAATAGATGATATAGAACTATTAATACGACGGAAAGCATCGTTTTGCTGCTTCGCCATTCGAATAGTTTCTTGTGTGGCTTTTTTATGATTCCTAAGTCTTCGTCTTACTTCGACCGCTGCCGCTTTAGAGCTTTGTCTTCTTAGTCTTGCTTGCTCTTTTTCAGATCTTTGGGTCGCACGAACCTTTTCTCTTTCTGCCCTTACGGCCTCTCTTACAGCCTTTTTGGTTAGCCTCTCATGGAGTCTTGCAGCCTTTCTATTTGCTACCTCTAACTTTTTATCTACTTGTTGCTTAGTAAATAATTTAGCCTTTTCCGCATTCTTATCTGAAATTTTCTCTTTGGCTCTTAACCTTTCTTTTTCTCTTGCTTTTTTAAGCTCTATTTGCTGGTTTAGTCTAATAAATTGTCTTTTGATTCTAAGCTTCTCAGCTTCGTTTAATTTTATCCCTTTCTTCTCAAGTGTTGCGATTGCTGCTGCTGTTCTTTTTGCTACATCCCTTCTTCTAAGGCTGGCGGCACCTTCCATTGCCATTGTATGCTTGATTGCATCATGACGAATCTGCCTTTTTAAATTTTCTGCGGCCTTCGCTATTTGAATTTCTCTTTTGGTTAAACCTTCTTTCTGCTTTGCAGCGGTTTTTTCAGCAGAGACTTCCCTCTTTATCCTTGTGATTTTCTTCTTTGATTGCTGCGCTTGCTTTTTATCATTAGCGTCTAGCATTCTTTGAAATGACGCAAAAAGAAGCTGTAAGGATTTTAGTGCCCTTTCAGCTTGTTTATTGTCTACATCTATCTTTATTGAAATGTCACTTGGTTTCGCCATTACTATTACCTACAGTTTACGAAATTGGAATACCCAGCGATTTTATTTTACCTAAAAGCGCAGCATCTTTCTGTTCGGGTTTCAAGTTTTTAGACTTTGTAACAGAAGATGTTCTTTTTCTCTTCGACTTTTTGCCTCCAAGCGCAACAGAGATAGGTTCGAATACCATTTCTAACATTGCAACTTTGTGTCTGTATATACATCTACTTGATAATTCGATCTGATTCCAAGACAGATCAAGAACTTGTTCAATTGTATATCCAGAAGAAAAAAGGACTCCTAGCACCTCTTCCATGTTCTCAAATGCTTCTTTCTCAGATCTAGCTTGTCTGGCTTTCTTTTGCTTTTCGCTTAAGCCACGCTGCTTAGTGCTTGTATCGCCTGACCCGTCCTTCGAGCTAGGCGTATAAACAAAGGGACGATAGCCGCTGCCATCTCCTCAAGCGGGAAAAGGTCTGCCGCTGCAAACACATTGTCTTCAAAATCTACCTTGAGCTTTTTGGCTGCCTTCTTAGAGGCTTCTAATTCTTTTGGATATGTGTCTGCGAATACTCCACTGAGAATCCCCAATATTTCTTCATTAGAAGCAAGTGATACCAGCCCATTGATAAATCCATTTATAGACCCCTCTATTTCTATATCCGTTCCAAGTTCACGGATCTTGTCTATTTGCCGGAGTATCTTAATTTGTTTCCGAGCAGAGCACACACCAGATACAGTAAATTTTTCTCCAAATATATTTGTAATCTCTATCTCTTCTGGTGGTACTAGAGTTTCTAGTATCCCTTGTATTGTTTGACTGGCTTCTTCAATTGAAAGTTTATCTTCTTCAGACATTTTAATTCTCCTAAAACATATCTTGTTGGTTAGAGTGAACTTTGAATAATGGTATATTTTTTGGTTGTCATTATTTGAAATAATTGCTATTTATTTCTATCCGATGAACAAAGGACAATCAACATGAATTTTAAACAATATTTAGATCAGAAGTTAATTCAATTCAATGTCACCGAAGAAGAGTTTATTTCTCATATGCCAAAGTCATATAAAAAGCTTGCTGAAAATTGGTTTGCAGGAGTTTCAAAGCCAAACAAAAAAAGTAGATTTGAAATAAATTCAGTATTCAGAAAATTATTTCTAATCGAAGTCATAAAGGTAAATGCAGATTTGAATCTGGAAAATAAAGTTCTTATAGAAATACTTACAGATTATTTTGTAGATCAGTATGAACTAGATCCGAAAGAACTTCATGAAATACACGCTTATGAGTGTCAGGTTGTAAATGACACAATTAAACGCATGGTTCTTGCATTCGATAAGATTGAAGAAAATACAAACAACTTGTACAAATTCGAAGACTTGAAATAATTACTTTGGCGCAAAAAAAAGGGGTGCAGCCCGCACCCCTTTAGAAACACCCAAATTATCTTTACGATACTCTTTCGATTTTGAGAAGTTGTTGTTCTGCTGGAAGAGCAGCACCATCCCAGCTATCGCTGGCTCTCAGGAGATTGAATGAGAATTCAAACTGGTGCTCATCTTGACCAAGAGGAATATTAAATCCGCTTTCAGATTGCGCCTTCCAAGCGTAAATGTTTAATGTGTTACCCGTAACCGCCATTTCATGTTCGATGTGAAGAGCAGTCAGGATGTTGATTGGATCGCCACCGAATGAAAATGTGCTAACACCACCGCCAGAGGTGGTCACACCAGCACCAAGTGCAAACTTAAAGTTGTCAAAGTCCCACTGAATACTCGTGAAGTTTACCATTACAGACTGAGTTTGAACAAAGCTGTATTCGATCAAAGCAGGGTTACCCTGAACGATGTTTTTCTTTTCACTTGTAAGTTCGATGTTTACACCATCTTCGCCGATGTAACCTACATCTGTAGTTGGTGTTGTTCCTGCTGCGCCCATAAAAACACGGGCTGGGCCGAAAGAAATATTATTGGTTGAACCGGTAGGTATATTTAATGGCATTATTATCCCCTATTCTGAATATGTATATCATAGATAAATTAATAGTTTAAGTTTTACAATAGTGTGATCAAGAACTTGTTGTTTCGGGGGTATATCTTACCTCATTTAATTCGGAACATCCACGACACACTATTTTAATATAACCATCTTTTCCAGCTTTCATCCAACAAAAGAAATCTCTATATCTAATTCTAAGCTCATCACTTACCGGATCATATATCCCAAGCCTGAATCCACACTTCTTGCAAGACCAGATTTTATCCATTGGGCTTATTTTTTCAGCTTCATCTATTCTGCTTTGATATATATCTACAAGTTGAGAAAGTTCATGCTCCATTCCCTTGACTTGTCTTTCTAACTTTTCTAATCTTTCCATTCTTTATCCCGCTGTATGCAGACAGAAGTGTCCACGTTTTGCCCAAGCCAAAATACCGTCAGACCAATCCTCGACTGGCCTTGATTCCTCATAACAGTATCCTTTCATAGATAGATTTGCATTCGACAATCGCTGAGACTGTAAAGCCTGATAAACCGCAGAATATATTTGACTACATTCAGCAGTGCTAGATCTTGAATAGCAATAAATATCTAATTCCAATTTCTGAGTAGCCTTACCATGATTGGCATAGCCACCTTTATTTTCAACAATTATAAGTGGCATCTTTACATTTGCCGTTTCTAATTCATTAAAGTGCTGCGTGTATATTCTGTCCTCAACTATATCCGTGACAGAAGAACTGGATAACAATTCAAGCCTTATAAGTTGTGACGCTATTCCTATTTCATTCATCTTCCGATCCTTAATATCTTACGAATATCTTTTTGGTTCAATACTGTTCCAGTATTCATTAAATGTTGAGTCATGAATTTTATTGTGTGTTGTCTATTTGTTTTAGAAAGAACTTCATTTATTACATCTCTTCCCAACATGAACTTCGTTCCTTTGACAACATGTTTAACATATGCTGGAGAATCTTTTTTGAAGAATACATACAAGGTTTGCTGACTTCCCATCTTAGAAGAAACTACTTTAAAATCTAGAGACTCTGCAAGCTTACCAGTTCTTGTCATTATCTGATAACTTTTCAATCCACCAAGCTTAGAAGTTTGAATACTGCCGTGCTTTTTTGCATATGGATGGCCCAGTGCCCTGAGTCTGCCCAGAGGAATGGCTGGCTTGGTAATATCTTGAAGGACTCTCCTATATAAAATATTACCAAGCCTTTCCATTTGAATTTTGGATTGCCGTCTCTTTTCTTTTCTAAGCTTAGAGACGGCACCAGCCTTTACTCGACCACGCTTTGTGATAGTTTTAATCTTGTAAGGCATATTTATATCCAGATAAATTACTCAGGCAGTATTATGAACTCGCCAAACTCGTCAATACCTATTCTATTATAGTCAAAATTAGGAAGTTCCAAACCCTCACTCAAATCTTGACTGGTTTTAATTATCTTCGCTTCTGGAGCCATTTGGTTTAATGCCTTCAGCATGTCTACAGATGTTTTGTAGTAAGGGTGAGCCTTATGGATTCTTGAATGGCTTTTCATCAGATAGGCTTTGGCTTCTCTTAGCAAGAGTAAGCCCATTTCTTTGAATGGCATATAAGCGGTTCCACCGGACATACATGCCCTTTCAAAGCATAGCTTTGCTTTGTCTGAGTATCCATCATTTATAAGTTGCATGCCAAGAGCAACCCAAGATCCAGAATCATACTGATCTTCTTCTAATTGTTTTATTAATAGATCTTTGTATTTTATTAATTTCTCTGAAAGAATTTCAGGAGGCTGATTTAGACCATGATTAATGTATGAAACAGGTGACATTAGTATTTTTGGCTTTATTCCATTTAAGGTCATTTTTTTCAATGATATATCGAAGCCCTCATGGACTTTGCCATTCATTCTCATTGATCCACGACCATCAATCCTAAACATTCTAATGCTTTCAGAATATGCTTTGTCTGATCCATTATTGATTATATTGTCAAATCTAAATGACCAGCCCAAACAATCATTTGCTTCACACATTCTTGTTATTGCAGAACAATCATGAGATTTTGGAGTCTCATCAGGATCTAAGAAAAGAATCCAACTTATAAATTTATTTTGATTGTATTCAATCTCATCAAATGTTGCATTTCTACATTCTGCAAGACCTTTATCTTTTGAGAACTCACAATGTATTACATCAACTTTATAAAGTTTTATATAGCAAGCAAACTCTTTACTAGGCCCTGTTTCAAACCAGTCTTCGATTTCTAAAATTTGTTCAAGGCTCATCTCAATCCAAGACTTGTCAGAATCATTCCATGAGTCTGTCCAACCCAAAACTATTCGATCTACAACACCATAGAGCCTATCCCAAGTTGAAGAGTATTGGAATGGATCTTCTTTAGAATAAGCAAGCATTGATAATGCTAGTCCGTTTCGATTATTATACAAACTAACTGGAACATTTTCTTGTCTTGCAATGTGAGAATAATCTTCAGCCCCTAATACTTGCTGATCTTTTTCTTTATCAATAGCGGTATAAAATTTGGTCTTCATATGCCGATCTATTGCTCGAACATGAGACAAGTGTCGAAATCTTATTGCTGATGCAAAGTAATTACAAGATGAAAGTTCAGGTGAATTACCGCAGTGCAAGCCAATTTTATTTCCAGCATGGATTCTAAATTTTAAACCTTTATTTACTTTCCATATTCTAGGGCCAACCATTCCACTCATATATCCGTGAGTAAATGGAGGATCATTTCTAACTAATTGTGTAGTTTCCCAATGATTAATCCATGAAACATTACATATTATATGATCGGGATTTGGATGGGCTAGAACTCTTCTAAAAGATTCTCTTGTAATTCTATCTTCAAAGAACTCATCTGCATCAATGCTTATAATCCAGTCAGCATCTAAAGATTCAGCCATTTCATGAGTTTTGTTTCTTTCATTTCTTTCGTTGAAATTTTTATTCCAGAAATCTATATTTGTAATAAAAGAATCTTTATTATCTCTACTCTTTATAAGGTCAATCCAATTTTCTGTATACTGCTTTAACTTTTCTAGGCTGTCAGCATTGGCACATTGCTCTAGATAAACTCTATCAGACTCTTCTAGTTGATTAAAAAGACCAGAGTCATAAGAGTTCAGAACCTCACTTGGATTATTTGTAATTAAGATAGCCGCACCATCTATTATATTCATTGATTTCTTCAAAGATAATTTAAATTGAACTAAGTCATTTACACATTTAAATGAAACTCTATAAGCCGCTATTACACTTCCAATATTTTGAGTTTCATCTTTGTACTTTAAATAATAATTAAGCCTGTTATTCATTCCCCTTTTTTCAGACTTAAAATATTTATCTAAAGTTAAATGCCCTATATGATGTATAAATGTATCAATTGCAATACAGGAAATATAACCAAGTTCATAAACCCTCTTTGAAAGGTCATTATCCTCATACCCTCCGATTCCAAATGTTTGCGAATCTAGAAAGCCCCCATAATTGAAATTGTCTTCAAGCTTCTCAGCAAGTTCTTTCTTTATCGCAAAACAGAATCCACTTAAATAAGGATACATAAGTGTTTTATCAGGAACTAGATTACTTAGAACTTGAGCAAAGTAGTCTATGCCGTTCTCCTTAATTACTTTAAGTTCATTTTCTGATACCCTTTGGAGATTATAAACCCCAGTGCTTCTTGGGCCAACAAGACCAATTTTGTGATCTTTATATATGTCTTCTATTTCTTTAAGATCTCTAACATCTCCTGACATATGAAATCTTTGCATTGAATCTCTTGTAATAAAGTTTCTTTTTTCAAAATGACTGCAAAGTTTAGTTTGCCAATCTTTTGTTACTTGTACATCATCACTACATACTATTATGTTGTCTGGAAGTTCGTCTAATTCAGACTTCATAACTGCATATGCTTTATTGATTGCTCCTGAAAACCCAATAGGCTTATCTGACCAAACAACTTTAAAATCTACATTTGAATTAATATTGCTTAAAATCTTTTCGCATTCATGAATATGAGTCAAAGAGAGTATAACTTTGTTGGCTTCATCCATATTAAATGGGTTTACTGAAAAAACAATTAAAGTATTTTCACTCGCATTTTTTATTGCAACATTAAAAAATTTAGGAAGAACACCTATATCTGCCATTGTTGGGACAATTATCAAATAGTCATACATTTTACATACCTCAGTATCTCGTACCTTAATTGGTATGTTTTATTTAGCAGGTCAGAATTAATCTTTCAAAAAAATAGGCGTTTTTTTATTCGTCTATTGATTTCCTAAGAAGCTCATTCTCTTTTTCTAAGAATTCTACTCTAGTTCGAAAGGTGGCAAGCTGTTCCCTCAACTCTGCAATTTGATCCTGAAGGGCTTGTATTTCGTCTTGCTTCTGTTGGTATGACTCTTCAAGCTTAGATCTGAGTCTTGCAACCTCGTCTCTAAGATCGTCTCTATATAAATGAGTCTCAGCAAGTTCCTTATTCTTCTCTTCCTGCTTTGATATCTGTTTCTTTTGGTAGTACTCCCAAGCCTTAGCGGAAGACAGCGCACCTATTAAGGTCACTACTACTGTAATAATGTCACTGCTTTCCATGACTGGCTCTCCTAACACAAATAACAATATACTCTTTATTTAGTTTCCACAGAGTATACGATGCAAAAATAAATTGAATTAAATAACTTAAGTAGTATTGGGCTGGCATATACACTTCACAAACATATATCAAACTTGCGATTGATACACAAAGGCCCCAATACAATCTGAAGAATTTAACTCTCCAGCTTAATTTATTTACAAGTGCAGTGTAAAGAATACCAATTCCCGTTATGCAGCACACAGCAGCCAAAATAAGAAATATATGCTGGCAACCTTGTATGTCAGGATTGCCAAACTTCACTTTTGTGCCACATGAGTCTGCAATTATTTTTAATTGATAAGAATTACTAAACGCCAAAAGAACTCCTTGCATGAGTTCTAGACTTTGAGTATCGCCATAGATTGCTATGCCTTTCAACTCTTTCCATATCTTTTTAAGCTTAGAAATAAAATCCATGACACCTCTCCAGTATCAATTGTATCTATTTATAGCCCTAAAAGCTGTGCGCCGTACTCTAGATTTTGTATCAGCTTAGTGCTACGAACGGCTCGTAAATTTCCATGTTACAACGCCAAAACATTGCTCTACCTCTGAATTGCTGTATAAGCTGAACACCTCTGATAGAGAAAATTTCATTTGTAAGCTTCTCTGTCATTAGGTCATTTACTTTCGGGTAGAAAACTTCGGTATAGGGAATATGGACGAATGGCCCTTCTTTAATGTAACTTCCGAAAACATCCACTCTCTGGTCTGCTGCGTGAATGGTCTGAGATCCTGTTCTTGTAATATTGACCGGATAATCATCGACCATTGTTTTAAATATTTCTATGACACCGCCAGCAAGTCCCATGTATTTTATTTCAATAGTAGATCCGGAAGAAACTATATTGCTGTCACAAGATATTGTAGAAATGTCATCGAACTGAAGTGCTGTGCAAGCAAATCGACTAGAAGCGTAGTTCAGCGTCTCTGATTGTGCTGAGCCACCCAGTGAGCCCGTTACCGTTATAGAACCGGTTGTATTGGCACTCAGGTTGATCTGAACCACACATTGTGTGCTAGGTTGGCTTGTCATGCTTATAGAAGACGCAGGAGCCTGTGGCTCCAGTGCAAGACTGGTGCGCCTTCTAATAAGAACGATATTGTTGCAAACACTTATAAGCATTATTGTTCTTCATCTTTCTCTATGCTTTCATTTTCATTAGAATTAATTATAACATTAGGTTCTGCAATAATTATAGATGGGGGAACAAATGACTCTGGTTCTGGATCTGGTTCCGGTTCCGGTATTGGTTCAGGAATGGGAGCAGGTTCTGGCTCAGGCACAGGCATTGCAACGGCTTGTGGTGGCGGCTCAGGAGAAGCCTCGACCTGAAATGAGCCTTGTGAGTCGTCATAGACGGTCAAAGACACAAAGTGAGCACCGCCCCGTTTCAGGTTAAATGAAACTCGCCCTCTAAGATTAGGTTTATTCTCAACAAAGAATGTATTTTTTGGAACCTTCATATTTGCGGTAATTGATTTTCTTGGGAAAGAAATTATAAAAACTCGCATTGCCAAGTGTTCTGATTCTTCCATCAATAATCTAAGTTTATTTATGTCAGTAACATACTCGACCAAAACAGAACATTGTAATGCTCTTTTACTAAAGCAACTTGTAAGTCTGTGTTGAATTCTTGGGCCATCGATAAGAACACAATGCTGTTCATCCTGAAAATATGTTGCTCTTAGGACATCTATATTCGATGCAAATCCGATATGTTTAGCCATGTCTTGCTCCTAATTGGTAAATGTTATTTACCTTACAAAAGTGTGATACGATAGATTTCTTAATTAAAAATAAATTAGACACAAAATCTTTATCAAATATGTAAGTAATATAGAATTTCTTTTCAAATGATTCTTCACATAATGAAGAAACGATTGATCTTATCTTTGAAGCTCTATTTATCTTTTCGGTATTATAGTTCTCAGCATCTTTGGGAAATGCAACATATATATCAAATTCAAAATGTGACAGATCCAGAAGTATTCTTCTTAGGCTAGATTCATACTGATACGGATCTAGGTTGTCTTTTATTTGTTTAGAGCCGAGAAGAATATATACAGTTGTGCTAAAGTCTTTCTTTATTATGGACAAGTTAGAAATGTGCGAAGACACAGGATTTATATCTGATATGTCTTCTAAGTTTATTTCATAAAAAAATGGAACCTTTTCTACTCCAGTTGAAATAAACTCCTGTTGAACCTGAACCGCTATATTCACATTGTTGTTTTCAAATGTTGTATATTTATCGGTAATAAACAGACAACAATTATTTGAAAGTCTTGTCATGAAACTAATTCCTTGAAGAATGATTCTACTACAAGTTCAATATAATCCATTTGCTCTTCTGTGATCACAGGAGAAGTTCCCAAGAAGAAAGTATTTGTTGTTACTTTGGTTGATACAGGAAAATTTGACCCATGATTATCTAACGGAATTAATTCCTTATAGGCTGGTTGATAAGCAAAATTGCCAGCAAAGTAATTTCTGGTTTGTATTTTATTACTCTCTAAATACATCGTAAAGTCCTTTCTTTTGAACGGAGAGGAGTCTTTCACCGTAAGCGGAAATGCAAACCAGCTTGGGTCAGAACCCTCTGTAGCCTTCGGCAAAACAAAGAACTCATTATATTTGCTAAATATGGAATACAGTCTGCTAAAGTTTTTCTTTCTAAGTCTGTGTATCTCTGGAAGCTTTTTTAATTGCATAAGCCCTATTGATGATTGAAGTTCTATAGGCTTTAAATTAAATCCTATTTCTTCATAAACATACTTATGGTCAAAGACTTCATCTGGAAGCTCAGGTATCCAGTTGCTAAATCTCTTCTTACAAGTTCCATTCTTCATCATGTTGGCTTTCTTTCCAACACAGTAACAGCCTCTTCCCCACTCTCTAAAGCTTCTAATAACCTGCTCTTGAAGACAAGTTTTCGTAACAACAAAACCACCTTCGCCCATTGTCATGTGGTGAGCAGGGTAAAAAGAACAACTAGCAAACTCTCCAAAGCTTCCAAGCTTTTTTCCTTTATAGGTAGAGCCTAGAGCATCGCAGCAGTCTTCTAGGAGAACCAAATCATATTTCTCAACGATAGACATTAAGTCGTCCATATTTGGCGGGTTACCTAAGACATGAGCAAATGTTATTACCTTTGCTCCAAGCTTTGCAGCTTCCTCGACCTGCTCAACATCTAAATTTAAAGTATCCAGTTTAATGTCTACGAACAAAGGCTCAAAGCCATTTTGAAATATAGGGTTTATCGTTGTTGGAAATCCAGCGATTGGAGTAATTACCTTTGTACCCTTGGGAAAGTTCCACAGCCTTTTCGACCTAAGTGCTGACATCATAAGTAGATTTGCACTAGATCCGCTATTGGTCAGAATGCCGTGCTTTCTTCCAAGGTGTGGCGGGAACTTTTTCTCAAATCTAAGAGAGTCAGATCCCATTACAAGCCAACCCTTTAATAAGGACTTGACTGCATTCACATACTCATTTGAGTCCATGTAAGGGCCTGAGTATTGAACCCAGTCTTTTCCGGCTTCCCAATTATTTTCTTTTTCGTTTATATAAGTTTCTACAAGTTCTAATATTTTGTCTGTTTTCATTTTTTGCTCAATCACATATAATTTGGTTTACATTCATTTCTAAATATTTGGGACTCCACCCCAACGCCTTAACTTTGTCGTTTGAAATAGAGTACCGCAAGTCTTGGCCTGTCCTGTTGGGAACAAATTCAACTATGTCTTCACATATGTTCAGTCTTTCTTTGATATGATTTACAACTTCAAGATTGGTCATTAAGCAGTTGCTAGATATGTTGTAAATCTCATTTATAGAGCCATCTGTTATTATCTTGTAAATAGCATCAACATTGTCTTGAACATGTATCCAATCTCTAACATAAGATCCGTCTCCGTGAAGAGGTACTTTTGTATTGGTTTTGATAGAGTGAATTATTCTTGGTATTAATTTCTCAAAGTACTGCCGAGGCCCATAATTGTTTGTACTTCTGGAAATAAAGTAGTCAATGTCGTATGTTCTACCGTATGACATAACAAGCATCTCTGCTGCTGCTTTTGCAGCCGAATATGGGTTTGATGGTTTAAGCTTGTCAGGCTCTGAAAATGAGCCTTCTAGTATATCTCCATAAACCTCATCAGTGCTTATCTGAAAGAACACGGGTCTATCACGCTTTACCTTTCTTCTTATAAGATCCAAAAGATTATGTACTCCAATTATGTTGCTTTCGATGAATGGAAAACTGTTGACTATAGAGTTGTCCACATGACTCTCTGCGGCAAAGTTTACAACATAGTGGCAGTAGGGCAGGTGTGTAATGTCCTTTATATCTTGCTTTATAAGTGTGTAATTTGGATTCTTATCAAAACTTAATTCTGAGTTTGCAGCATAAGTCATCTTGTCAATGTCAATGACAGTGTGATTCTCTTTCAGTAAAAGCTCTACAAAATGAGATCCTATAAAGCCTCTTCCTCCAGTTACAACGAATATTTTACTTTGCATTTTTTCCCCTAAATCAGTAGTTTGATAGATTCATATATATTTAAGTTTGGAACGAAGCCCAATTTCTGTATCTTTCTTGTGTCTATAATTATATCTCTAGCCTGAACAATCTTATGAAAGTTTGGTGGTTCTACACTTGTAATTTCAGAATTAGATTGAGTAATACCTTTGGCATACTCTATCATATCAGATATTGTATTCGACTCGCCTCGACCAACATTTATTATCTCATTCACGGGCATCTTTTTAATTACAAGATTTATAGCCGAGCAAACATCGTGAACATGAAGATAATCTCTTAAGTGTTGTCCACCGTCATACAAGCTTACAGGATCGTCGTTCTTAAGGTTGTCTATCATCTTTTGTAGTGCGTTCTTCTTCAATGAAAAAGAGTCGCCCTTTCCAATAACATTGCACAACCTAATTATTCGATACTTCATATTGAAAGTTTCACAATAGGAAATAAGAAGCTGTTCTGCTGCACGCTTTGTAATTGAGTAAAAACCCTTGGGATCACAATATGTTTCTTCTGAGCATGGGTTTAATCCATGGTCACCATAAACAAACCATGAGCTTATAAAATTAAATACAAATCCTTTTTTATTCTTATTTGATTCTAAAACATTTATAAGCTTAGAAAGATTTGTATTTATATCCAAGAAAGCATCTGCAAATACATTGTAGTTTGTTGTTGTGCTGATAAAGTACAACGCTTCATTTGACTCGGATGAGTCTTGGTTTCTGGGTATTTTTATTAGGTTGTAATCTTCTTTGTATTTTTTCACAAAGTGTGAGCCTATGAATCCACTTGAGCCATAGACGGATATAGTTTTTTTATTCATTTAATTTAATAAAGTTTAGTTTTGATAATAGTTTTTTTATTATAGTAATTAATTACTAATTATATTAATTTTTAGTATTAATACAATAACAGATTATCAGGAAAAAAGGGCCTCTTTTTTTCAAGAAGACCCATTTTATGTCCAAAAAGAATTATTCTTCTTTCTTTCTGCGCCTTCTGCGCTTCGGTGCTTCAGTCTCTTCAGCCTTTTCTTTTTCTACGGGCTTAGGAGCTGGAGCGGGGGAAGATGCGACAATCTCAACACTTGCCTTCTTGAACTTGTGTTGTCTAATCAAAGCTCTTTCAATTCTATTATTATCTACTTTCAATATTACAAGCCCATTGTGAACCTCACCCTTCAAGGTTTGGCCCAAAACTCTGAACTCTAAGTTCGTGCAATGTCTTTGTTGCTTTACTAAAGTAACCATTTGGATTCTCCTACACTAAAAAGATATATCACATTGTACCTGATTTCCCCAAGAATCCCAACCATAAACTTTCTGCCTCGCAAAGAGTTCTATCTTGTTTTGACTTGGAAACATTTTATCAATCTCAGATCTTATTCCTTCTGGCTTTTTGGAATGAGCCTCTCTTTTGTGAAAGAAATATTGCCTAACATTCCGAGCACCTCTTGGTTTTGGTATCTTGTTGAACTTTCCAATTAGACATAATTCACACTGACTCATAGTGTAAAATCCGGGGTTTGTAACCCCTTTATTCCATACAAATCCAACAGTTGTATACTTGAAGCCCCAAGCTTTCATTAAATCAATACCTTGATCAAGATGCGGATTTGTACACCACATGAAGAGCAATGTCCCATCTGGATCTACTATATTACTAATTGGAAGCTTTTTAAGTTCAGATAACTTCATGGTAGAATAATGATTGATTGCCCCACCTGTATCCTTGCCGCCCTTTCCATTATGCTGTTTGCCTCCCTTGTAATCCCAAGGAGGGTCTGCATATATAATTTGATATTTTTTCATATTCTAGGTAGACCTGTATCCTCTAGCGAAAAGCCTTCTGTGCTTTCCAAGAATTCTTTGTGCAAGTGTAGGTATTGTTGAACCCAAACCACCTTCCATTTGATACTGGTAATCACCGCTTCGCTCCATCTTATAACCAAGATGTGCTTGCTGATTAAACATTGAAACAGCAATCAAGTTCCCAGCATAAAGTAGATCCGCAGGAACTGAAGCAAAACCCGCAGTGTAAGTTACTTCTACAACATTTCTACCAGTTGGAAGAACCACACTAAGAGGTATAAATTTAATTACGCCTATATCCGGAATGAGTTGATAATCAACATCTATTGTTTGCAACTGACCAGAAATGGTTAGAGCAACAATACTTGATACTGGTTTATATTCAAGTGCAACGGCACTGGTTCCACCAAATGTAACATCAATGTAATCGGTGTAAGTGGTTAAACCAGATGTTGTAAGTCCTATTTCGTCCAAGACAATTTGGTCAACCGCATCTTGAAGATCTGTTAAAGTATCATCAAAGCGAGTAATTGCGGTAGTTATACCTAGCATTCGTTTTAGTCTTGCAACATCTGTAAAAGTAGCCATTGTTCACCTATTGAGTTTCTTTCTTCTTTTTTCTACCACGCTTTTTTGGCTTTTCATCAACTGTAAATTCAACAACTTGACTAGATGTTTGATTCTCAGTTTTTTCACTCAGCCAACTGGTGTATCTTTGAGTTTCGTCTTTCCAGCCAAGCTTTACAAATCTCTTAAATACATTCTCTGAATTTAAAAATGCTGTTGCAGCAACAACCCCGTCCATTTCAATAGGAACTGAGTTTGTTACTTCTTCATATCCACCAACTCTGATGCTAAGGTTTGGGTTTCTGTCATATCTTCTAAGCACAAACTTAAAATTATTTCTATCAGCCATAATAGTTTCCTCTATAATAATGGTTTCAATAAAAATATATCACAACAATAATTAATCATCAAAAAAATAAAAGGCCCAGTATTCCTGAGCCTTTTTTTATGTTCCAGTTTGAACTAGACACCAACGATCATTGAAGCCCCAATTGGGTTTGCAATAACAGCGGCACCGTCCCAATACATGTCAAATTCATCGAACTGAGAACTTGACTTAGCAAGTGGCATAACGGTGGTAGGTGTAAGTTCTGGAATGTAGCAGTAACGCTTGTTAAGAACCATAAGTCCTCGTGCAGTTCCACCAGCACCAGTGATCAGACCAGCAGTGTGAGCCATGTCATCTGGCATTTGAGTACTTACAACCAATGGAATTCCATCGTAGGTACGAACTCGGAAACCAGCAGCGATTTCGGTTACATCATTGAAGACTTGTTGTGCTTGCATGATTGCATTTACTTGACGAAGTGAAGCATATGAACCAACAATTACAAGGTCAGAACGGTTAGCAGAACCCTTAACCAAGTCAATGGCTTGATCCAATTCATCAGCAGTCAAAGAACCTTGAGTTGCACAGGAAATAACTTGAGCTTGTGAAGCGTAGCTATTAATTTGTGTCAAGAAACCAGCAGGTTGATTAGCAACTGCTGAGTACAAGTTTCCAAGTACAAGTCCACCTTCAAGAGCATTTGAGAAGTCTTCTGCTTTAGCCATCATTTCCAAGCCAAGAACATCAGCGTAAGAACGACCAGTTGCTTGAAGCTTACGAGTTATCTTACCGCGAGTAAGAAGAGTCTTGTAAGCAAATGACGCTTGAGCGTATGAACCAACTTCTGAGGTTGCAGCGGTACTATCAGCCACCCATTCACCACCAGTAGTACCGGCAGTTCGTTGGTTGATGTACTCAGCATCGCCAGATCCAGCACGACGATCAAGAACAGCTTGAACACCAAACTCACGAAGAGTTAGCATTTGAACGGTTCGATTAATGAATTTTTGAAGAAGTTCAGATCCAGCACCAGAAACATTTAATTCTGTTGCTCGTTGAAAAGCTTGTCGGGTCGCTTCATCTGACCCCATCCAATTTGATTTACTCATTTTAATATTCTCCTTTTTGGTAATTACCAATCAGATTTTAGGCCAGTAATCAAACCTTCCATTTCCGCTGCTCGCAATCCACGAGTAAGCATCTCTCCGATTTGATTAGTTGTTAATTGTGAGTGACCATTTTCTTCTGCAAGATTTTCAGCGGCACGCTCAACGAAAGATGGGAAGACTGAAAGTCCTTCACCTTTTGCAGCATTAGCTGATCTTACAAATTCATTGGTAGCACCAACTCCGGCTCGAACAAAAGCGGTTGTATGACGACCAGTTCGAACTGGAGTCTCAACAGCACGCTGAAGCATCGCTTCAGCTTTTTCAAGCCTAGAACGAAGTTGATCAATTTCAGAGTCTTCAGATTTGACCGAAGGCTCCGCAACTGAACGACTATTTACATTTTCAAGAACGGCCTTTGTGACCGTCTCAGTGATTTGACGGATTTGATCTTCAGTCATTTCATCTCCTGTATTGTTTGCATTAATTGAATTGTCGATTTTATTAGAATTGTCAAATTCTGTATCAACATTTTGAGAAAGTTTCAAAGGTGGTGCTTCTTTTCCAAACTTTGAATAATAAGCAGATACATGTTCATATATCGCCTTCTTATCATCGGCTGGAATATCAACGCCACCTCTTGCACCGTTCAAAGCTGCCATGGCTGCTTGTACAGCATGTAGAACTACATGTAGTTCCCCATCCATCATATAAGCAATTGGAAGTTTGTACGACGCTTTAACCTCCAGATTTTCTGGGTTGTAATACAAATGTGCTCTCATATACGAATCCCAATCGGGGTCATCGCTGTCCCCAAGGATTGCATTTTGAGCTTCTGTATTCCAATCCCAAATTGTATCAGGAGGAGCCAGTGGAAGATCTTGAAAGGGAGTTACAGATCGTATCTTGTAATAATCCCGTTCTTCTTCTTCCGAATCTTCATAAGCGGATTTGGTTTCTTGATTTTCAAGGTCAGACATTTCTTCATACTTGGAAAGCTCTTCTTTCATTCTTTCCATTTCTTCTTTCATACGCTCCATTTCTTCTTCCATTGCAGCATACTCTTTAAGGTATTTACCATATTCTTTCAGGTATTTACCTCTATCCATGTCCTCTTCCTCATCCTCTTCGTCTTCAGCCTCATCTATTTCAAGATCTTCAATGTGGTCTTCGTCATCCTTAACAGCACCTTCATTGTGATCTTCTTTTTCTTCAGCATCTTCATCCATTAATTTTTCTTTGGCCTCATCATGATCGTTGAATGGCATGTAATAAACTTTGCCATCAACAGTATGTTCATGTGATCCTGAGCCACCAAGTCTTTCGGCTTCTTTCTCGGCAGCTTCTTCATTATCATAAAGAGGAAGCTTAATGTTATCAGTTACAAGGTATCCAATTATACCCTCATCTTCATAATGAGTTTTTCTAATTATCACTTCTTTAGTGGAATCAGAAACCTCTGTTTCAGTATTTTCATCCATAATAGTACCTCTATACTTTTGAATTGCAGAACGAATTGATAATGTATCCAACGAATGAGAGTCTGGGTTTGCAGGTGCTCTTGTAATTGCGATATGGTCTAATACCACATCATCTACAATTATTCTTTGAATTTCTCCATTTTCAGACTCTTGAACTCTAACTCTTTCAAACCAGCCGCCAATGCTCTGACCAATAGGTTCTCCTCTATCTAACCTTCTAACAAGTTCTTTAGCACGCTCATCGTCAACATATAGCCTTGACCTTACATTTAGAATGTATTGTTTCTCCATCGGCACACTTGGACTTTGAATCGCTGATCGCTGAATTGAAGCAGAATAAGTTCGGCCTATTACTTCGTCCCACTCGGCGATTCCGCTAGACTTAGTGCTATCGTGTCTTGGTAGAATTGGAACACCATTTCTTATTTGGGTGGACATTGAAAGTAAGCAGTCGTGACTCATTTCTGTTCCGTAGTGATCAACTGAGGTTGAACTTGCAACACCAGAAATCTCGTAATAACGGGAATCTCTTTCTTCATCAGTTGCAGTTCTAACTTGTAATTTGTCTACAGACAGCCATGTCTTTGAACGATAATCAATGTTGTATTCTCTAGAGCCATCTTCCATAACTTCAAGAGATCTGATTTTCATTTCATTATCTTTTACAAGGTCACTTCGATTTTCTTTCTTTTCATCGATCTTTTTCATTTCTTCTCCAACAAGGTCTTTCATGTATTTTAATCCTCGACTACCAATTGCAAGCCATTTAATCTGAGCTATAACACCTGCAATTCTGAAGTCTTCAAGGTGTCTAGCAACCCAAGCTTCTCTAAGCCTTATCGCCTCTTCCTCTGTGTCTGTTTCGGGGGATCCACCTTTCTGGTGGATTGGAACCAATTTTCTATATTGGCTGTTACCCCTTATATTCCCGCCTTTATCCCAAATCTCTGGATAATCATTCTTTATTTTCTCTGCAAAGTCAATTGGAAAAATAGGCCACTGACTGTTTCTTAGAGAAACTTTTTTATCATCACCACGCTTCGGAAAGTTGGTCGGATCTACATCACCAACAGCACGAGAGTATTCCGGCTTATTTGGAACTTCCTTACCAAACATCTTGTAATATTTTGCAAGTTCATTGAACAACTTGTCATAGTCGTCAACATGTATTCCATCAACAGGAATCTTTATCTCGTCATATCTTCTTTCTAAAAGAAGCTTAACTGCACCCATGGCAGAAGCTATCCCTCTAAAAACGAGGTGAAGTTTCCCGTCAACCATTTTTGCAATTGGAAGTCTATATCCGGAAAGGCTCTCTGGCTTCGAAGGGTCGTACCATAAATGCGCCCTTTTATATCTGCCCCAATTAGGAGGGTCGCCAAGAACTTCTTCTTTGGCTCCTGCTTCCCAGCCCCATATTTCTTCGTCTTCAGCCATAGGATAGTTCTTAAAGCTTGCAACTGTTCTCTTACTTGTGCTGTGGGGATGATCTTTCGGGAGAAGGTCTGTGTCAAAAGGCTTCCTTTTGAATTTCAACTTCCTAAGAGCATATAGAAAACCATTCACTCTACCCATGGCCCACTGTTCTGCACTTGTAACTTGTGGTCTTACCGACTCAGGATTACCATAATAGGCCCCACGACCTCTCCACCAAACAACTGCAAGTATTTCTTTGGTTGTTTTCTTTCTGGAATCATCGCCATATTTCTCCATATGGTCTTCTGTTTTTTTGGTAATAGATTTTTTAGTAGCATCTGAAAGCTCTTCAAATGCTTGTTTGCGATTCTTGTAATCGGCTAATTTATCATTATCTTGTGCTAAAGTAAATTGATCTTGGGGCATTTTATCCTCAAACTCATTATTATCATATATACAAATAATAGTACAAATTAATCAACTATTTGTAGTCTTCCAATGGTGTAAAATGAAAATACTTTCAAATCATGTTTCAATTAATACAAAAGGCACCGCAATTCAAAATTACAATGGGAATTGGGGATCTGTTCAAGTAAGAAAAAGAGAAGGTATTCATTTTAATCAGGATTATGTATATGGGAGCAGTCCTGTAGCATTTGGAAGTGAATACAATAAACCCAATAGACTTTTATCTGATTCTGACATGTGGGAAGCCTACAGAAGGTGTTCAGATGTAAGGGCATCAATTGATTCTATCGTTAGAAGAGTTGCAACTTTTGATTGGATAGTAGAGCCGAAAGTGTCTCCTCAGCATCCAATGTATGATGAGCTTCTGGAAATATGCTACGAGATAACTAACTTTTTGCATGTTCCAAATAAGAATGGAGATACATGGCAAGAAATCATGACTGCAATGCTTACAGATACATTGTGCTTTGATGTTGGTGTATTGGAAATCGTATACGATAAAAACGGCAAGTTGCAGGAACTTGTTCCACTTAGGGGTTCAACCATAGAACCAATAACGGATGAATATGGAAGACTTGTAGAGTATCAACAAGACATATACGCAGAGACTGACCTTTACGGATCTGTTCGACAACCTGAAGACGCTGCGGTTCCAACCTTTAAGAAAGACCAGATAATGCTGGTATCGCTATTTAAAAATACAAGTACAGCGAAAGGAAATCCATTAATAGAATCACTTGTAAATGAAATCATAGCACTGCTTAGAGCAACAGAAAATTCAATGTTAAACCTCGATGCAGACGAGATACCCCCCGGAATTTTGGTACTTGCAGGTATCGCAGGAAGGGCAGCAGAAGAAGCAAAAGCGGACTTGCAAAGATTAAAAGGACAAGACCACAAAATAAGAGTTATGACCACGCCAGACCCAACTGGACTTGGCGCAAGTTGGCTTGAACTTAAAAGAACTCCAAGAGAGTTGGACATGAGAGCCATTGTCGATGATATTAGAAGAACAATATATCGAACATTTGGAGTTATGCCCGTAGAAATGGGTATGACAGAATCAATGCCAAGGGCTACTGCTGCTGTTCAGATGGATGTATCTTCGTCTCACCTTGTAACTCCCATACTAGAAATACTTCAAGCAAAGATAAATGCTCAAATAATTCCAAACCTCGTCGATGAAACAATAAAAAAATATATTAATTTCAAGTTCGACAGAGAGGCAAGACTTACTCCACAAGAGCAACACTTCATTGCAGACACGCAAAGAATATATGTTCAGAATGGTATCATGACCAGAAATGAAATAAGAGAGTATTTAGGATTACGACCCATTGATGGCGGTGATGTAATAACAGCGGAAATAGCAGGGACACCTGTTCCGCTTACAAACATTACTGACAAGGCAGAAGAACATGAAGAATCACCAGAAATCGACCTTTATGAAAACACCGTATACGACGATGAGTGACAACCCTAAATATGCTTCTGGCCCTACAACTAAGAAAGGTTCACTGCCCATAGAGTTTTCGACTTGTAAAGATGTTGAGTCGCTGGTTCTCAGGGGCATTGGTATAGAACCAATTATACCAAAAAAAGAGTTTGTACTTTCATTAATTGCTGTTTGTAAAAGAATGTTTGAAGATGATGTCGAATTAGCATTTGATTTGAACTTCGATCTGTTTTTGATGATTTCAAGTGAAATGATTATGAAGATTGAGTTCGATAGAAAAGGATTGTGCTTTGTTCCAACTTGCGAGCACACAGCAATTGATAAATGGCTAGATAAATGGACTCACGATTTAAGAGTAATCTACTTTGTGGGAAATGTATTACAAATACTCAATGAGGTATGTTTAAATAAAAATGAGTCAAAAAAAGATAAGAGCAAAAAATAAATTAATTAGACCAACCTTCAAAATGCCAGGTTCTAAGGCAGTTTTAGGGATAAAGTTCATAAGAAGAAAATTGTTTCCAATGTCTGTAGATAGGTATCTTGAACCATTCCACGGAAGAGGAAATATGTTCTTCACATATGCCTTCCATAATGGTAAGGCTCGTGAGTTTCATCTGAACGACCTCAATCAGCATTACTTTATGAAATCGCTGAAAGAATATAATGGCGACTACTCATTTGTTGATCACGGGCCGATTACAAATGAACACTTCGACTTTTGGTTAGAAAGGCCACCATCCTTTGAAAGGGAAATGGCTGAGTCATATGTTGTAAGGTCAGGCGCAAAGTTTACTGTTCACATAGATCCAGAAAAAGATCCGCATAACAAAGTAAAAAATAAAAATAAGCATGCCGGTGTGAACAAGACTTCCGGACTTAAAAAAGGAAATTACTACGATAGAAACAACACTATCCTTAGATTCCGGTCAGCGAGACACCTGCTAAAAACAAGGAACACAACACTCCACAACATGGACTATTTGAGCTTTGTAAAACAATTCGAACTTACAGAAAACGATTTTATTTACTTTGACCCACCATACTTGTGTGACCAAGAAGTATTTTATGCAAACATAAACCATGTTGAGTTTCTAGATTATTGTTTGGCTCAAAAATGCAAAATAGCAATATCTGGATACTGGTCTGATTTATACGGCAAGAAATTAAAAGACTGGAAAGTGATAAAGATAGGCCACCATGCAACGCTGAGAGCATCAAATGAGTTGGGCAAAAAACCCATAGTTTACGATTATCTATGGGTTAATTACGAAACTCCAACCTTCTAAGGCTCTACCGGAGAAAAGTGAGTCGTTATCACACCACGCCGCTGTGATATGATGTAGCCCGTTATTCCTCGTCGAGACTTGTAACCTTTACGGTGATGGTAGTCGTCAGTGCCACATAAAGACGGCATTCGGTAAACCGTTATATCTCCCCACTGAGGCAGTTCTCGCTCGGTGTGGAGGTGACCAGTGAATATGAATCTATAATCGGACTTACCCCACAATTTGGGCCTCTCACTGGCTATTATTGACGCCAGATCGTTTACTTTCCCATCATCGCCGTGAACCAGTGTGATCAGGCTGTTACCATACAGAAATGTCTGCCGTACAGACAGGTCTTGAACAACTTCAACATCTTCAGTGTCATTGAAGAAACCAGTTACCGCTGCCCTTATAAGTGTTGTAGTGTAAAAGTCATGGTTACCCGCAACACAAAATACTTTCAAGGGACAAAGTTGACGAAGAAAGTTGATATAATCAACCAGCATATGAAGATATGAATTTACAATTTCAGTCGGTGTGCCGTCAGTATCTTGCAATGTTCCCCTAGTGGTCGTCTTGTTTTGCGTATCAAAATGAAGTCCGTCACCACCTATTCCAAGAACAATGTAGTCCGGCCTACCCGAAACATTGATTCTTGAAATCAAATCCTGAGTAGTCTTGAACAAAAGTTTACGGGCAATATCACGGTTGTAAGGTTCGCCAGTGTAGTCTGGACTATAGCCACCCCAATGAAAATCAGTTGGACTAATTAAATAAATATAATTCTCAGTTGGGTTCTTCATTTCTACAAGTGGAATTTCAAAACCACCATTCATGTCATCAAAGTATTGCATGATGGATTCGGCATAGTTGACCTTCGACCTATACTTTTCGGCATCCGACCTAACCTTGCGCCATTCCTTGCGTTGCGACTTTATGTAAACTGACTCTTCTTTTTTCCTTAAAAGATCTTCAATCAAAGAGTCTTCACTTTCTTCTTCCAAGACTTCATCAGTGAATGGGGAACTGCTATGAGTTAAACCCATTGAACGAATAATTTCTATCGCCGTTTGACGAGAAAAATGAAAACGCCTACAAATTTCGTTTATACTTGTAGGCTGACCGTCCCAATTTGAATATGATTCTCGAATTGCACGCCACTTTACACCATCTAAAGCTATCGGCCTCTTCTTGCTTGGGATATGAATTATATACTTGTCCCTTTTTTCATCATAATAATAAAGTTTGTCATAATAAATGTCTTCATCTTTAAACTGCTCTTCTTTCTCTTCCTGCTCATCCAAGAGCCACAAAGTGAAAGACTTGGCATCAAATTTATCATCAAAAAAATCAGGATACTTTCTCGCCATTCTCATCCATTGATGATTCGGCAGGAATACTTTTAAAATTTGTTCAAGTTGAGCCTCTGTAAGAGTATTCTTTATTTCTTTATATTTCATGCTAGTCCCGTATCTAAGGTCGCAATTGATATAGCAAACAAAAATTGGAGTTAAACACAAATGCTTGATCAGTACAAATCAACACTTTCAACACTTGCAAATGAATACCCACTCATTGGACAGGCCCTACTGCACCACACCAACACAAGGGGCGAGCCAATGTCATTTAAGGAATTTCCCTATTTAATACCCCTATATGACAAATTATACTCGTCAAAAGGAGCCGATATAAGGAAGGGAGTACAGACCGGACTTTCTGAGCTTTTGATATGTCTGACACTATATCAAGCCGGATGGGAAGGAAAAATAGTCGCATATATTTTGCCAACTTTCTCAATAAGAGACAGATTTGTGAACCAAAGAATCAACAAAGTGATCTTATCTAACGATGTTTACAAGTCTCACCTACCAACGACATACGGCACAGGAAACAACAGAACAAAAAGGTTTGGAAGCGGTTCAATGCTGTTCCTCGGATCTAATACCACCGTTGACTTCGTGGAATTCTCAGCAGACACCATGATCGTAGACGAGTTCGACCAATGTGACCCTGATAACCTTGCAAAGGCAAAAGACCGTATCAGAGCATCAAGAGATCCAAGAATGTTTAGAATTGGAAACCCAACTCTACCAAATACTGGAATATGCCAACTATTCGATAAGTCAAATCAACACCACTGGTACACTCAATGCCCACACTGTGAACACTGGCAAACTCTAGACTGGGAGAAACATATCGTCCGTAAAAATGATCGAGACGAGTACGAGCCAAGAGATCCAAATGCGCTTGCAATTCTGAAGAGTACCCACATTGATAAAATGAAATACGAAATGCTACCTGTCTGCGAAAAATGCCATAAACCCTTTCCACGACAAACCTCCGGTGACTGGGTTCCAATATATCCAACGATAGAAAGAGACGGCTTTACAATCTCAAGACTTGATGTGCTAAACCAGTCCTTGACTGACCTCTACAAGGAATGGATGGACGCACAACACGACACAAGTAGACTCTCTACATTCTATACCTCCGTACTCGGTAAAGGATTCGAGTTCTCCGGCTCTAGAATCACCGCTGAAATGATTTCAAATTGCAGCACTGGAGAATCACTCGACTACGGTGGAGAAGTATATGAAGACGAACTTATAAGCATGGGCGTCGATGTTGGATCTGTACTAAATGTCGTCATATCAAAACAAAAAGTCACGGCACACGGAGATGTAATAAGAGAGTCCGTACTTATCATCGCTGTAAAGTTCTTCGAAGAAATAAAAGACCTCGCAATCAGATTTAGCGTCAGCACACTCGTAATCGACTCCATGCCCGAAACAAGGAAGTGTCAAGAACTAAGAGACTGGGGAACCGAAAATGGAATCAATGTGTGGTTATGTCGATTCTACCCAACACCAAGGGTCGCAAGCCAAAAATACGGGCGGAAGCTGGACTGGAGAAAGAAAATCGTCACCGTCGATAGAACACAAATCATGGACACCACTTTCGATGAATTTAAAACCGGCGAACGAATAATACCTGTGGACGCAAATACTGTGCTCGGCTTCTACGACCAAATGAAAGCACCCGTTAGAATCATCGACCAAAACAAGTCAAGAATAATATGGCACGAAGGAAATGCCCCTGACCATTTCAGGTTTGCAGATGTATACGACCGAATAGCATTTGACATGCTACAAATGTCCGGATCATACGGGGCTCTTTGAAGAAAGCGTAAAAAACCAGAAAAAATTTTCTTGAGGTAGCTATTTATCTACTGTACAGTAGACATTTTTAGCACGAAAATAATTATTCCAAGGGGTGGGGTAGGGGTTGACGGGTAAATGGTGACGGGTCAAGAGTTGAAGGTTGATTAGCCAGAAAGTACTGAATGTTTATTCAGTGTTTATTGTCATTATCAATAAGTGTGTTTATTGATAACGGTGAAATTCAGTTTTCAAAAACGGCTGAAAAGGTAGGTTGAACCTGCATTCTTGTCCTAGCATATGCCTCCCTGTCTATATACCTTTTGACCTTAAAACCCGTCAGAATCGATTTATGGGCCGGTTCCGTTGATTGTTGCTTTTTGGACAAAAAAAGACCGACTTATTTTGCCAGCCTAGCAAATGCTCTTGGTAGGTCAAGACAAAACGACGATAGCAATTTCACCCTTGCAAAGGTTGAAGTGGTGACAAGAGTAATTCAACACTTGCAAACCTGATCGGGAATGATCCCCCAATTCCGATCGGGGTTGACATGCAAAGAGTACTCCCCCCTTTTTTATTAGAAGAACCGCACCCGCACGAAGGCGTGAAATAATCAAGGTTGAACCTGTAATATCAGCCTGTTTTTTTTGGTGCCTATTTCCGGATCATAATTCGTGATCGGCTACGATGCCGATCATACCTTGATCTCTTCAAAAACTTAATCAAAATGATTAAAAAACAGTAGCCAAATCTTGTAAACATGGAATTACAAAGTTATTGAATACTTGCGGGGCCGGTCTGCTCTGCGCTAACCTTAAACTCTATTATCTAGGAGCCTATCATGACCAATCAAACCAATAACACCACAACCACGACCTCGGCGTCAACCTTTAAACTGAGTCTCATGTCTTGGAAGAGCACGGGGCTTTATGATTTGAGTGAAATCAATACTATCATTGAAGCCCTAACTTCAACGGATAGGGGCCGAATTGTCTACGGTAAATTGTCAGCACTTCAATTCAATAATGGGCATAGTGTCGCAGCAAATGCTAGCACGATGATCCGAAATGACGAGACGATTGCCGACCTCTATGAGATCAAGCATATCGCCAAGGGTCAAAATGACAACGGTGAACGGTGCGGGCACTTTGTCCTTTCCAAGGGATATGCTGTACATCTTGACGACAAAGGAGTTGCAAGTAACAAGATCCAATTGGAAATCGAACAAACAATTGGCTACACGATCACTCGTGATTTTGATACGGGCGAAATGACTTACAAATTCCACGGTCAATTCTCCGACTTCATACAAGAACACTTAGAAGCTGCTGTTACTAAGTTCAACGGTAATGATGTTAAGCAAATGCTTATCGATCCCGTGATCAAGGGCTTTAAAATGATGAGATATGGCGGATCCGGTGTATATGTGACACCGACCGACTTGGAGCCCCCTAAGAGACGATTCCTAGGATTGTTAGAAGATCACCTTGGGGATCTACTTCCTGAATTCGGATTTGACAAAGTTGTGGTCAATGAAGACGACGCTCGCCAAGTAAAGAAGGCTTGTAAATCTTTATTGGGTGGGCTTGAAAGTCGTATGGCAGAAGCTTTACAAGTGGTTGATAAATTGCAACACCAAGATGATTATGGAAAGCGGGAAGTAAGCAGCAAAGCAATAACTAAAGCCTTTCGACAAATCTCAGATATGCAACAGCAAATTTATATGTATGAAGACCTTATGAATATGAAAAAAGATCTAACAGAGTCACGAATTTCCTACATAAGCGAGATGTTGGAAAAGGGACACGCAAGAGTAACCCAAATCAAAGAAGATCAAAAAGCTCGATTGTCTGCAAAGCAATCGCAGCCTTCAGCCCGCAAAAGTAAAATGCAAGCCTTACAAGCGGAAAAAGATGCGGCCCTGCTAGCACAAGAGGAATTGCAAGCACAATTAGCGGCAATGCAAGCACAATTGGCAGCCCTAACCGCTCAAGCTTCCAAGTAAGCGTAAGTGATAAAATTCCCAAGGGGACTCGCAAGAGTCCCCTTTTTGCTTTGCAAGTTTTTTATTTTCAACTTGCAAGAAATAACTTCCAAACTCAAACGAAGCGTTTTCAGTTTCGTTCTTTTGCTTTGCAAGTATAAAACGCGTGTTCAAGAATTGTGCGCTCTCAGGCTTTACAAGTATGCGCTCTTGAAGATTCGCATAATTATATTATGTAAGCGTTTATAAGCGCAATATGTCAAAATAAACAAATTGCCGCTTATTACAATATATTATACAAATTCACATGCGTTGAGTAGTAAAATATTACAAATATATTAATTGTCTCTTATCTTATTTTTTGATTGCGGAACAGAATCAACCGGCAAGAATTGTTCGTCCTTGCAAATGCGCATCATCTCAAACAAGTCGGGTATAAACAATTCTACTGTAACTGTATCGTATCCACACTCATTCGATGAGCAGCGACGCCTTCTAACTATATAATCGCTTGAATACCAATCGATCAGAACAGCGGCCTTAGAACGCAAGTATGTGCGTGTATTATCATCCTTTGAAGATGTGTTTATAACTTTAAACTTTGAACCACATCTAGGACATTCCATATCGCAACCTAATTGAGTAGTGAGCGCAGTTGTAATATATCTTTTAATTCAATTGTTTATTTTATAATTACAACTATTTGTACACGCCATGTAAGCGGTTCTGGGATTCGCTCGTATTTGGCCCGTGTTGCGTTTTGGTTGATAGCCTAGCCTAGACACAAGACACGGTCAAAGAAGGCGACACAAGGCGAGTATGAAGGCCAATTATGATGGTCTTAGACTGCTGATTGGTTGTTATCTGTATATCCGGAAATGGTGAATTGATGCCATATCAATAATTATTATTTATAAGTGAATTAAAAGTGATCTTATCTTCAGCCTTGGAAGTGGAGCCATGCGCGTCAGGCGTCAGGCGTCAGGCTTGGAAGCCTTTTCAGGCGAGTCGCGATTTGGCGTTTTTGGTGCTGTATTCGTGTTCAGTAAAAGATCCGGACACAAGACAATAATTGTCCAAAGCGATCCCAATTGTCAGAAAGATGTCAAGAAATGACCATTTTTCATGCGTTCAGCATGTCAATTAAACAATACAATGATAATTTGAGATTAGGCAATTACGCCGATCAAACCTACCATGCGAGCGACCCATGACCTTATCAGATCTTGCAACTTTAATTCATGAGTGGACTGTAATAGTTCACTTCGAAACGATTTTTGCTGTAGCACTAACAGCAATTGTCTTAATCATTCCAACCCTCAAAGTACAGGAGTAATCATGCCAAACAATTCTTATAACCTTCAAGAACTAGGAGCCGAGATGCTAACCACATCGCAAGCAGAAATACAGGAGTCTTTCAGTAGATTTGCAAATCTATATCAACTGACCAAAGACTCTTTCATTGAAAGAAATGAACTTACAACTTGTATCTTTACCGCTATGATCGCCGGTGAAAATGTTGCAACTGTTGGATTGCCGGGGACTGGTAAGTCCATGATAATCAGAACGATAGCAAAGAATATCTTACAAGCTAAGTATTACGAAACTATTGTTGATAAGTATACGAAGAAGTCAGATTTACTTGGAGAGGTTTCCATTCCCGCAATGAAAGAGGGTCGCAGGGAAATTTTTATCCAAGACACATTTGCAGATTGCAACTTTGCATTTGTTGACGAATTCTTTAAGGCTTCAGGAGCCACAAGTAACGCAATGCTCGGTGTCCTGAATGATAAAAGGGCTTGGGATGGAAATCAGTATGTTGATTGTCCGCTTATCTCATGCGTCGTTGCAAGTAACGAGTACCCAAACGCAAAAGAACTTGGGGCTCTTTGGGATCGATTCCCGCTTCGATACCATGTACTTCCAATCCAGTCAGAAGACAATTTCGAAAGGCTAATCTTCCAAGATAGCTTCGATGTTGACTCACCAATCAACCTTGCAGATATATATAATGTGCAAGCGATGGTCGATACAGTTGGATTTTGTAAGGGTGCATTTGAAGTGCTCAAAGAGCTTAGGCTGAAAATGATTGCTTATAAAATATATGTATCTGATAGGCGTTGGAAGAAAGCCATAAAGATAATGAAGGCTTATGCAGTATTGCAAGGCAAATCTTCAATTGACCGTGAGTGTTTCAACATTCTAATGCACATGATGTGGGACAAGCCCTCTCAAAGAACAACAATTGTAAACATTATTGAAGAACTTCCCCCAATGGCTACACCGAAGCAGTTGCGAGAAGGCCAATTCAAAGATCGTTGCAATTCATTACAAGAAGAGTGGGAAGAGCACAAGTGGAATATAAAGACTGCAAGTGTTCGGCATACAGGCGGAAGCCTAGTCGAAAGAACAGAAGCATTTGTAAGCGAAGTTGAAACCGCAATACAAGAGGAAGGTCTAGACGGCTTACAACGCGTTCTTGACAGATCATGCGATTGGGTTGTTGAAGCTACAACTTTATCATTCGAGCGCGATGTCAATGATTTGATCGCAAAGCTTAACAGTGAAAAAGATCCACTTAAAAGTGCGGTAGAAGCAACACAATTCACACTTAATTATTACAAAGGCAAAAGAGAGGAACTTACAAATAGCGGCCTAGATGTTGAAAGAATCGTGGGCTGTGACAAACTTATCAACCAATTACAAAGCATGTTTGGAGCTTAAAATGAAAAGACTTACAGAAATAAAGTATGAGCAAAACGAAAAAACTATTAATGGCGTCAATGATCCGCTTACAAGATATGTATTTGCAAGCGTCGTTGAGCAAGCCGTGATCCCGCTTCCAAGTGAGATGATAGGCGTTGATAAGATTCTCTATCAAAAGATTACAGAAGACGATCAGTTTCTAGACCTTGCAAGGAACTTAGAAGACTCGGATGGCAGCGCATTTGCTGTATCATCTTGGCTTGTAAACAAATGCAGGGAGCTATTCAAGAAAGAGCTTAGATACTTTGACGGTGATCTTGAGAAGACAAAAGATTACTTGGAAAAAAGAGATGGTATCTTGGGTGAGAATGATGCTGTTCAAAAGTCGGAAGCAATTTCCAACTTTGAAAAGGCGTTAGGTAGGGACTTGTCAGGAGATATTGTTGTCAACTGTGGAGCAGGAGACTCGGAAGGTCAATTTGGGGTTCATATCAATGAAACACTTATTGAAATTCTAGGTAGCAAAAACCTCTCGCCGTTCGCTAGTGCGATTGGAAGGCTTGAAAAGGCAATGAGTATCGCAGATAATTCCAGAGGCTTACGAGGTCAACAGACTACAAACATCGATATGTCAGATGATATATCGCGAGTCTTGGAAAGCGAGTTCGCTATGCTGTCAGACGATGATTGCGAGGACAAGTTTTATGAAGACTATCTAAACTCATCATTGCAAAGCTGGGAAGAAGACGGTGACGAAAGTCTTTCCAATGGTAACCTTATCATTCTTTTGGATATATCCGGAAGCATGGATAAGCAATTGTATTTCGGTACTAAGTCAAATGGTAGCGGGCTTTATGTGTCGTCTTTGGATCTTGCAAAGTCAATCATATATGCGATACTTAAAGATCGCAAGGATAAGTCTGATACGCTCTTCCAATTTGATTACCAGTGTAGAGATGTACAAGCCATTACAAACTTCAGTGCAAGCGATCTCAAAAAGCTTCTAAGTATTCATACTGGAGGCGGTACTGACTTTGCTCCAACCTTGGAAAAGGCTGTAAGGTATTGCGATAATAGACCAGAGTTGGGATATGACATATTGCTTATAACTGACGCTGATTTTGATTCCGATGATGTTGCTGCGATGGAGCACTTCAAAAAGAATTGCAAGTCAGAAGCTAGAATCTTCAGCCTAGTGATTCACAATAGAATTGCAAATGTAATAAAGAAGATAAGTCACAAGTCAATCTTGCTAGACACTTACGAGGACATGCCTGAGCAACTTGATAAGCTTGCAAACCTTGTCCTTGACATCGAGGAAGCCACAATAGAATTGGGAGCGACTCATGCTAAGTAGTTTGCAAGTTAGAAAGGCTTTGGAGTGGTGGAGGCCACTCCACAAGTCTACAACTCTACCTAACGCCCTGCTCTGGGCAGAATTGAAAGGTCTAGAAGTGACATTCCATGAGACTGGTCGGTCTTACGAGTACATAAGTGTGACCAAAGAAGGTTGGGACTTCGAGATACAACTTAAATTTTCATATGGATTTATTCGAGAGATTCTAATCCACCAATCAATGCAATTAAAGATGGAGCTTTAAAATGACTCACAAGGAAAGATACCCTAGCCAGTACAATCATCCTCTTGTAGGCCGCAAAGTAATGGCGCACGACGGAAGCGAGTTTATTGTCTTCCGAGTAGTCGATTCTCGATTCGGGAAACTGGCTATGTCAGAATCGCAAACTCGAGCATTCCAAATATCAACACTTACAATTATAGAGGAACAATAAAATGGAAAACATTATAAGCGAAGACGAACAACTAATCATATCGTTCAATGGTAAGTATGGGCGCACCGAAGGGTTCAGGAGATTTGTAAACGCAGAGTTAGACTTTGATACCTTCGAGCAATCATACATGGTAAACGGTCAATTGCTACTTGAAAGGTTGTACCCTGCAAGAATGGGAACATACACGCTCTGGAAGTACAGCGTTTGCAAGAGTGGAGAAGTCAAGGGAACGATACTCGCAGACCCAATCTTTGAAATGTCAAAGATCGTTGGCGAGGTAACCGTGCTTGACCTTCTAGCCATAACAGAAGCGATGCACCGGTACAAAGGCGCAAGCTTTATAAGGCCACCACTGCACCATATAACTGATGACCTTCTAAAGGTGCGCTTGGGCATGCAAGTCCCATCGTTTGTAAGTATTGAACCAATGCTAACGAGGGTCAAGAATAAACGGTCTAACAATAGGAGGCTACTTAAGAGGCATTCGTCGAATAAAAACGGACTGAAGGCCCTCTCAGGAGCCTTCTTGACGGCAAATATCGACCGCCTATCCGAGCCAGAAATCAAAGGCCCGTTTGAGCAAGCAACCGTGCTGTGGTACGGCGAAAGTGTACACTTACAATATGATAACTTCAACTCAGCAGAGGAGTTTATAGACTTCGAATATGCGTGGGCGAACTTCTTTTATAGAAAGTAATACACTTACAAGCAGGTAGGAATGGGGCGCGGTTGAACGCCCCATTTTTTATTTGCAATATGCGGCTTGGCGAATTGCGCCTTACCACAAATCCAAACTGGATTAGGTAGATCCAAAGAAGAAATTGTAACTAGTTTCACCCTCACAAAATGTAACCGTTACAACATATGAATCTTGGTGGGATTGAATCAGTATATCTTCATTGTAAGTAAATGCCTAATATTTATTCAGGCGATCAACATATGTTCTTAAATGTAAAATATATGTCAAACGACTTGCAAGAACTATTGACATTGGGGTAATATTGGGGGGAGGTTAGGAGGGGGGTCAACCGCAAGGCTTATAGGTAAACCCCAAAAAAACAATTAAAACCTCATAGAATTATAATTAATTAATTACTAATTACTAATTAGAACTATTTTTTCCAACTAGAAACGATACGCCTAGCATCAGCACGACTTGTAGGCATAGAAAGAGTGGAAGACACATTTTCGGGTTTAGGTTGCAACCCATTAAGATGAAGAGTCTCATATTGGTGACCGCTTTTTGCCCTTCTAAGTTTTATTTTGATACCCGCCTTGTCGATAACAACTCGACCTGTGTGACTGCTACGAGCCACAGAGAGGAGATGGTCTAGAGTTTCGACTTCCAAGTATAATCGTACATCGCGATTACTCTCTGGCCCGCCAAGTTCAAACTCTACTAATATATCATCACCACCATCTTGTAATGGTAATAGTTTTTGTATTATTCTATTCTTGAAATAATCAAGCATCGATAACCTCATTCCCGTGTATTGCAAGTACTCCCTTGCCCTTCATCTTCAACGCACTAAGGATTGCAACTAATTCCTCAGTGTCTTCCAACATAGCCTCTACAACATCACCACCATTCTGCTTTGCATGCTTAACCCTCAAAGATTCAGCCACAAACCTTGCCCCACCATTTTTGGAACCATCATCCAATAGTTCTCGGCGCAAGGCAATTAATGTTGGTAAGTCTCGCAAATTCTTGCGTAAGCTTCCATCTTTTATACCGCTTGCAAGATAACCAATCGCAGCATCTATTAGAATAAGATGTTTGCGCTTAACTTCCTTGTCAAACAAAGTTTCTTTCGGTTTTGTTTCTTCAATAGACTTCTGGACACCTTCAGAAACTGAACGAACTTTCCCGTCAGTTATACTTATAGGCGCAGCAATGTTCTCTTGAACCATAACTATCTCGGAAGTTCCATACTTCACAGCATAAACCTCATTGTAAAGACGCTGAGCCTCTATATCCGAGGTAGCAGAGTAGCCAGCACGACTTTTCCAGTCCCAGTCTTTCTTATACTTGTAGACTGAGGAGTATGAACGCTCGATAGCCTTGGAAACCAAAGCAAGGTTGCGCTTAGACTCAACCTGCATAGCCCACAAAAGAAAAGCACGGTGTGCTCTTTCTGACTCGGCACTCATTCTTAATAGTGGACTTGCACCTTGTACATTTATTTCAATTCTACTCATTTCTTCTTTATTTTTTTTCTTTATATTGGGCCTACCAACTGGATTTTTCTTCTTTATATTAGCCATAATTGAAACTCCAATTCAATAATTACATAATTATATTAAAGATATATATCAATATTCGTATAAAACTAAACAATTTGTATGAGCTTACAGTCTTTTTTTCAAGTATTAGTGAAGTTGAGATTGCATTTGGGTTATGAACTTAGAGTTCTTGATTGTGATAAGTAGGTTTCATAGGTAGTTATTTAGTTATTCAAATTGAATTAAAGAATTGAATGTAAAATTGAAAGTATTTTACTTATCTTAATCATTTTTAATAATAATAGAAGGATATTTTACAGGCGTTCTGTAATTAGGTTTCAAGCGTCCTGTAATATGTTTACAGGCGTTCAGTCAGGCGTCCTGTAAGTCCTTGTTTTTTTTGAGATATTTGATCCACGCGAATCTTTTTCTTTTGGCGCAGTATTCCAAGTTTGTTTCGTGTTCATACGCTTCTAGTTCGAATGGTAATAGGTGGTATGCTATTTCGCCGCTTCGATGTTTGATTAACAATGCGAGCCACATTGCAAGGTACAGGAACCATTGTCCGACGAATAGGAGTTCTATTTGTTGTTGGAAGTGTATTGTCTCGTGATTTTTTGTTTGTGGGTCGAGTTCTCCTCTGCACCATACGAACCATCCCAATGCGATGGCCCATATTTCTATTGGTGCCACCTTTGAAAGTATAATTGGTAGGCTTGAGTTTTCGATAAAGATTGGCTTCCAGTTTTTCATAACTACCTCTTTCCGTGTCGTTTGTAATTAAGGAATAGCTTATCTTTATCGTATATTTCCCAGTATATTGTTTTGTACTCCATCTTGTTTTCTTCTGGTATTTCTTTTAAGAATAAGTAGAGTAAACATTCTGATGCGAATTTACTTGGTTGGTGTCTTCTGTAGAGCCATCCTTCGATAGTCTTGTAATGGAAGCCTAGTTTTTTTGCGAATTGTGTTGGCGTGATACACTTTTGGGACATGTATTCGTCAATGAGCCACGGTATCATTTTGGATTCCGAGTTTATGATTGGTTCAATTCTATTGCGTCGTATTTTATTGTCTGTAGATTTACGCCAGCAATATCTATTTTGTTGCTTGTAATGTGATAGTGTGCGCAGAATCCGGTGAACTTTTTATCTCTTACCATTGGATCTACGCCATGATTAATGATGGGTATTTCAAGAGGTATGTTGTAAGCATTTGATATAGCCGCCCAAAGAGCAGAGAGTGCTTTCAGTTGTACTGGATAGAATCCCAAGTGTGTTTCAAGTGGTTTTCCGTGTACTGTAACGCCTTCTTTAATGGGTCTTTTTCCGTATCCATTTTTGACATACCAGTCTTGGTACTTTGTGTAGAAGGCATTTGTAATTTCTACGCCGATTGAAATTGAGTTGTGATTTCCTGCATGGTATGTGATGTGGTTTGTATCAACTGATTGCAAGATGGTTCCGTCGTTATCAATCATAAAGTGAACGGATAGTCCACGGTTGTTTAGTATTCTAAGGCAGTGGTTTGATGATAGTGTTGCATCCCAATGGTTTACAAAGAGTATTGGATCTCTTCTTTTATCGCAGAGTTTAAATGCTGAGTGGTTTGGTAGTAGTGTTGGGTCATCGAGATAGGTTACAACATTATCCCATTCGATAGGCATCTTTACGCCATCGCAAATAATAGCCTTGTCACCAGCATTTTTCTTGAAGTGTATGTGAGCTTCCTTTTCTTTTCGCTTCGTCCATATTCTTCTAAATGTAATTTCACCGACCATACCATCCGGTGTGAGTCCATTTTCCATTTGGAATGCTTTTACATTGTCTATAAGCTCTTCATTAAAGTCGGCGACACCAAACCATCTAGGCTTCCAACCATAGTCAAGTGAAGATTGCTGATTGTAAAGTATTGCTTTCTGACTCATGACTACTTCCCGTTTGTTTATTGTTGTCTTGTAAGCTTTAATAAGTGAGGAGGGCAGTTACGCCCCCCTCTTTAGGGCTAGCAACTGAAAGCAATCGTTTAATTATTAAAAGAAATGATGCCAGCCCCAAAATTCAATGAAGTTACTCTTCTTTTGTTTCTCTGAATGAGTATTCATAACCATATTCTTCTAATGCCGCTTTAATAACTTCAGTGGCAGACACTTTATATTGATTTTCTACGAAGACTGTTACTGCTGTCATTGAGTTGTCGTCATACTCTGCTGAGTCTTCTAGTTCTTCGTTTGCAAAGTCGTCCCAATCAGTTGTGTGCTCCATTAATTTCTCAATGTCGAAGTCAGAGAAGCCGAGATCATTCATGTCGAAGTCTTCTTGTAGATCCGAGATAAGTTCTTTGAGTTGTTTTTCATCCCATTGAGACAGTTCGCCGATTTTGTTGTCTGCAATTGCAAGTGCATCGGCTTCTTTGTCTGTTAGATCCATGAAACGGACAGGCACAAAGTCAAGATTTAGTTTTTTTGCAGCCTTAAACCTAGTGTGACCTGCAATTATTCTCTTTGTTTTAAGTTGAGCAATAATTGGGCTTGCAAATCCAAACTTTTGTATGGATACTGCCACATTTTCTACTGCATGATTGTTTAATCTTGGGTTCAGATCCCATTCTATCAACTCTTCTATTCCAACCCACTCAGCAGCGGCGGGTTTTTCTACTTTTTCTATGTCCATAATAGTGCTCCCATTAAAAGTGTTTGTGCAATTCCTATTGCGATAATAAACTTAAGCTTAAAAGAATAATCTTTTGGCTTTTTGTCAGTGTTTCTTTTAAGAAATAGAAGCATTACTGGCTTGCCGTCTTTTTCAATTGCAAGCTGAGAGAATATTTCATAATCGTTCTTAAAAAGCGCATTCAACACCGCATCATTTACGGAGTTTTTTGGGTTTGTAAGATCAATTTCTACGATAGTATTTGTATTTTCTTCGATAATGTTCATTTTTTTTCTTTATGTAAAATATAATAAGTTTTTTTTCTAATACAACAAAAAAATTAAAGACGCTAGATAAAAGCGGTATCCCACAACCTCCTCTATCTAGCGTCTGACATCATGCTCACGAGCACCGAGCATGAAGAAAAGTTATCACTAATTTCTTTGAAGGTCAAGAATAAACAACAAACTTTTTCAAAGTTTTATTACCACATCTTTTCCAATGACGAAATACCTCAGTTGTCCCTCGGCAAATAGGATTACGGATCTGCATTTCTTTCTTTGCTCAAAACGCTTTTGTCCATAAATCATAGCAGGAGGTATTTGGTTTCGTGTTGCAACAGGGTAAGTTGATCCCGCCTTAAGGGTTACTATTGACTTGTCAGAGCGATAAAATTGCATTTCTCTTATGAGTTCATATTTCATTTTACATGTCCTCCTTTATACATTCCAATCCCTTTGATCCGCTTGGGGTTTCTATCCATTCATCCGCATAGACACAACTCAATGGGTCAAATGCCATTGTGCAATGTGAACCTGCAACTCCAAACTCAGACCTGATCTTGTCTGCATATACAGCGCATGCCGTGTACTTTCTTTTTTCATTTGGCTCCAGTCTTTGAACTACAAGCCCCACATGAGCATCTTGCCTGATGGCACTAGCACCTTTTAAGTCTGTTATTCGAACCCTTCTTTGTTGTTGAACTGAAAGATTGTTTGGGTGGCATATGAGCATGATTGTAATATCATCTGCGACAGCGACGGTAGCCAACTTTCTAACTATGTATTCGAGCATTTGTCTTTCGTTGTCCTCTTGTCCCATTGTAAGGAATCCAATGTGGTCAACCAAGTGAATTTTTGTGTGGTATCTTCTTGCAGACATACGAATTGACTCTACAACATTTTCGAAATCA